AATATCAGAAGCTATTTTAGAAACGGTCAAAGTAGAAGCCAACTTAATTCAGCAAATGAACCAGACTGCTTCATTTGCTGAATTAAGTTGGCTTCTACTTTGACCGTTTCTAAAATAGCTTCTGATATTTGAACGATGGAACAGGCCTTCTCCGCTTCAAGTTGCTGAATTTCGGTTGTTTCGGCCTTAGAAATCCTATCTAAAGCATCAAACAGGTGTTGGCGTAACGTTGTGATGTTGTTCGACATATCTTTTGTATTTGTATTTTTTGTTTTTAAAAGACTGGCATTCTCTGCATTGAGACATTCTTTCTTTGGAGTTTCGATCTTTTTTCCAAAACTCTGATAAGTCTTTTTGTTCTCCGCAAGAGGTACACTCTTTTTTAACTCCAACAGGCTTTCCATTGATTTTTGTTTTTAGTCGGTGTATAAGAATTTCAGCCTTTTTTATTTCAATCAATTCCGAAGTAATTTCACTCTCACTATATCCTTGCGTTTTTAGTAAGTTTAACGCATATCTATCGCTTATTGAATCTCTGTTTTTTTCATGGTATTTTTTCTTACAAACTACCTCCTGTTCATATATTTTATTTTTGTTTTTTTTGATATAAGCCTTCCTAGTTTGCCGTCCCTGTTCGCTATTTCTATATTCCTTAGCCTTTTCTACCATTTCGTCTCTTCGCCTGTGATACCTTTGGTTAGCCCAATTATTATGCTTTTTTTTCCCCTCTTCAGTAGCTCTATCTCTCTTATGCTTATCCCTAGCATACTGACGATCACACGAAAGGCAAGTTGGATTTAAATAATAAGTAGTCCCAGTTTTACCCTTTTGATGTCTGATTCTAAAATGTTGTTGTTGTTTATCTTTTTTACATTTTGTGCATTGCTTTGAAGTTGGCAATAGTTCTATTGGCCTGCAACTCATAGGGAGAACGCCATTTTGTCTATTTATTTCTAAAGATCGCTCCTTGCCACACTGTTTGCACATATACATCAATCGCGTTTTACCGTTAGTTGTATAGGTGTAGTATTCTGATTTTTGTTTTTCAATCTTGCACCGAGAACATATTCGGCTTTCTGGGATTATTGGGATAACATTTGGTTTTGGTAGAATGCCTTTCCTCCTGCGCCAAATAGTCTGTATCTCTCTGGAACAGTCTCGACAATATGAATTTAAATAGACCCTCCCGCTCCTCTTTTGTTTACCAAAAAGAGAAGAATCAAGTTCTAAATCACATCTTTTACAAATTTTTCTTATTTCCATCAAAATTCAAAAGGTACTTTCATTTGTTTACATATAAACTTTATATCTTTCTCGATACCCGATTTTTCATCGTACTCGTCTTTTGATATTTCCCCTGAATTTCTCTGTCTTAATAACCAATCCTTACCCCTTAACTGAGGAACGTGTTGCTGTATATATCTGAAGGCTCTATCAATATCGGCAGCTAACTTATAACTCACTATAATATCCTTTCCAAAGTCTTTACGATAATACTTTTCAATTATGTGTTTAATTGTGTCGTATCGCTCATCCCGGTAATCCGGCTCTTCTGTGAATAATTTAATTATTTGTGCTATAAGTTCTCTTTTAAAATACATGGGCATATTATTTAAAATGGTAATTCAGTTTGACTAAGCGATCTTTTATATTCATCAGTCACCAAGTTGGGGTCACAAAAAATTTCGTTTGTTATTGGATTACAAAATCTTTTTCTACTCCAAATCATTTTCAATGCAAAGTTTCCTAACTGTCCTCCTGTTCTTCTCCTTTTCACTTTCTGCACATAAATTTCAACGTCAGGTGAAGTTTTGTCGGAGTGGTGATTTGGTCTGTGATAAGAAATGATATTATCCGCTTTGTTGCCCCACATAGCCCCTCCCGCTACATCATAAACGTCCACAGGGGGCAAAGATTTATCCTGATTTCTTTGAGGCTTTACAGGGTGTGAAATGATGTTGTAGCACACTGAATTTAGCAACGCAAATCTTTTAATGTTTTTCAGTACTTCGGACAGATATTGATCTTCTCTTTGATATGCTTTAAATGTATGGTCAAGTTGATTGAATGGATCAATCATTACCCCGTCAACCCCTTTTTTCATCACTAAGTATCTAAACTTTTCGTGAATAGAACTAACATCGTGTTCATCTTCTGGGTAAACATAAAAGAAATGGTTGCTGATAAAATAACAGGCATCCACATATTCCTTCTCTGTTAAGTCTGTCAACCATTTTCCGCAATACATCTCAACTATATCGTCGTAAAAATCATTCGCGGGATAATTCTCTGGGCTGAATATTGCCCACTTCCAGCCGTCAAAAATAGATTTAGTCAGCATTAATTGGATTGCAAACGTTGTTTTACCGTAGTTAGCATATCCCGTAAACAAATTTATTTCTCCTTTTTTCCATCTAAAATAATCGTCCATTATTCCAAAGTGTGTTGTTGGTGCTAATTCAACTCCCCTTTTAAAGTTATCAAACATGCCGGGAAAAATATCTTCCAGATAATAAACTCCGTCAACCGGGATTGATTCGGCATTTAAAACACAATTAATCAATACGTCTTTTCCCAAATACATTAAAATCTCATTGAAATCTTTACATCTTCTTTTAGTGCTTGAAGCTAACGGTACTGCTTCCTCTATTGGATAAGAAACAATCTTGCATCTTTCAATACCTAATCGTCTTACCAACTCCTCTTTAAGCATTTTACCAGCATCATCATTATCGGTAGCAATAATAAATTCGTGAATACCAATAAGCCAATCGGAACAACTATCTAAGTATTCCATTCGTTGCTGTCCTTTGCTCGCACCATTTGGAACTGAAACAACTGCGTAATCGGCAAAAGGAATGTCTGAGTCAGTTATATTGTCATTCCCAAAACCGGCTTCATAAGCACTCATGCAATCAATTTCGCCTTCCGTAATGATGACTTTCTTTTTTTCTCCAATAGTATTCAGATTGAAAAGGATTAACTCTGCGTCCTTAACTAATTTAAAATTCTTTTTCCCGTCACGGTATTTAACGTTTACGAGTTCACCATCTCTAAAATATGGGAAACAGATTACGGCCTCATTCTTTGCTGTTTGCGGCATAAACTCATCCTTTCGGAAAATCATAAATTTATCCAGCGTCTCTTTTGATATAGACCGCTTACTAAACCAAGAAACCATTGTATCGGTCTGAATGATACTGCGAATAATATTTGGATCAGGTCGTTCATATTTCTTTTTTGCCTCTTTTCTTTCAAAACTTCTAACATTACCCTTCCAGCCACAATTATGGCAATTATACTCTCCTGTATTGATGTTTACTGATAATGGCATATCGGCCTTATTTTTTCTTCCATCACTGCACTTTGGGCATTTTGTTTTTTCATTCCCACTACGCCGCTTCAGTTTAATTCCTAAGTCAAATAATTTATCGTAATACATTAGACTAAAATTTTGAATCAATATGATGATCCGTATGTGATTAAATGCGGTTTTAGCTTTCCTTGTAGAGCTAAAGCCCTTTGTTCTTCTCCCAATTCCTGAGTTGTTCCATCTTGAAAAATGACTGATCCCATATCAGGCGAAAAATTTAAACCTACTTTCCTTTCCTTTCCTTTCCTTTCCTTTGCATTGGGGGGGCTATGGCCTCCCCATCTTTTTCTAGCACCCTCTGACCCGTTATCGGACAGTGTTTTTCTTAGTTTTTTATGCTCTAAAAGCCTCTTACTGAACAAGTAGTCTTCTTCTTCATAAAACAATTCCAGAACGATACAGAGCGAAATTATTTCTCTTAGCCTATCTATAGCCACCCCATAGCCAAGCGATAGCCCCCCTATGTATGTTTTTTTTATTCCACCGTTGTCCGTCTCTGCCATTGTCTCAATAACCATCCAGAAAATACCGTAACCTTCTGCCCCATATTTTGCCCGTAATTCTAATATTCGTTCGTCATTTCTGGCGTTATAGTCGTGACTGAAATAGTATGAATCTTTAGCCATTCTGTTTTTGTTTCCGAGATTTGTAATAGGTGTCCATTTCTTTCTTCATGAATCCTCGCAACCTAACTACAAAATCTGGAACTTTTTCACTAAGGACACATAGTTGAGCCACTAAATGAATTAGTGGTGGATTTTCTTTTATAAGATCAATCAAACATTCTCGAAGGGTATTCCCGATTAGATGTTCTGTGTTATGGCAGATTTCGCAGTAAGTAATTAACGCTTCATCCTTGTAATCCCATAAAGGAGTGCCAGTAATATAAAAAATGTGATGTGCGTGAAGAGTTATATCCTTTGACCCACAAGATTGACAAGTATGATTATCTCTTGCTAATATTTCAGCCTTTCTCTTTTGCCACAATGGGTGTAATAGCATTTCATCGTAAGTCATCCTACAGTCTTTAATTGGATGGATAAAATAACAAAACCCGAGCGCGGTAAAGCGTCGGGTATGTTAGCGTTTTGACGAAAAATTATATTCTATGGGAGTGCCAGAAGTTGGCAACAAAGAATAAGCAAATATAATGCAAATGTTTTGACCCATGAAAAAATATAAAATTTAATCGAACGCGAAACGAAGCTAATAATTAAAAATTAATATAACAACACAGAGTACAGGATTTATTTTTCAACAGGGGTGATTTAATCGCCAAAAAGCCACCCTAAGAGATAAGTTAGTCCCACAGTTAGTATCATACCTATAAGCAAGATGGCAATACCTTCCACACCATCTGTATGATATACAGTACAAAAAGACAAGGTTCCTAACCCGACTAAGATTAACACGCCTAGTATCTTTTTTATCTTCTTTGCCATGTGGGTCTATTTTTTACCAAAACATTTTCATTATATCTTGCTGTGTTGCTTGTTCTTTTGCCAACTGATCTTTCATCCCCTGAATCTCTTTTAAGCTCTCTACAAAATTAATCAGCAGGGTTAAAGACTCCGATTGCTTTCGGATGATTCTTGGCTTTAATGGATTGTAGAGAGGATTCAAGACCGCTGCCGAATCTTCAAAAGAGGCTTGTTTCCTGAATTCCTCTGCTACTTCTTTTGCATAATCCAAATCCATTGACAAAATAAAAGGCTTCATCATTTCTATTACCATAGCTAGTTCTTCAGCCTTCCCGTAATCTTCAAGTTTATTGCTCATGTAGGTCTATTTTATTTTAGTTACCAGAGGTTTGTCTTAAATGTTTATTGTTAGAATAGCTGGATTTACAACCCCTTCTTTATCTTCAGAAACGCCATATTCTTTGTTGTGCCACTTCCTTAACTCTTCACCATGTTTCCAAAAACGGGCTAGGGCTTGAACTGCACATCCGTACATAAATCCGGTAATACCTAAGAAATTAAGTCCTTCCTGTGAAGAATCTGCAATGTCTTTTACGGAATGGCCTTTGGCGATTTCTATTTGCATCAACTTAGCCCAAAATTCTGCGTAATCAACAACACCGCGACTGTAACCATCATGACTGTTTTTTTCAACGTAGGCTTTATACTCTTCTTCCATTCCGTGATTAATTTCAAGTACAATATCTTTAACCAAGGCTTCGCAAGCATCTCTTTCTATCTTATCAGCGGCTTCAATTTCCTTTCGTCTGTTTTCTGCTTTAAGTTCTTTTTCAGCGCGTCTTTTGTCTATTTCCTGCTGCAATTCGATGGGATAGGTTTCAACGCATTTTGGCCCGATTTCTTTCCAATCCATAATCCATGCAGTAGAGTAATCTCTACTAAGCCAATCAAGGTTTGTGGTTTCGTCAACAAAAACTTTAATGCCGTTAAATTCAAAATCTACTATCTCAAATCTGTCTGTCATTCGTTTTGCCTGTTTACAGGTATCGGAAAGGGTGTCCCCGGCCCCGGTTCTAAGTGTTGTGTTCATTATTATTATTTTAATGTTGAATATACAAGGTCATTAAGCTTTCCATACAACTTGTGCTTTCTTTCTTCAAGGGATACAAGAGGCAAAACATTCAATAGCTTTTCCTTAATTATCTCCCATTCCTTACTGTCTTTTATAAACTCCCAAGTTATCATTCCGTTGTCAAAATTGGTATGGCACGAGTTATTATAAAAGCATAATTCAATTATACAGTCCGGATTTGTTGCCACACTCTTGAAAATTTTCTTAGGGAGCAAATGCGCTAATGAGAAATGAAACTTTTCGTCGTCTCCCTTCATTGTCGGCCCCCCACAAAACAAACATTTATTTTTCATCCCCTTGCGTAAAGACCGAAAGAACAAGTCCATTTCACTATCGCCTCCCCTTTTCTTTCCCTCTTCTATCTCCCTTTGCTTTTTGGGGGAGACTTTGGGGATGCGATAGACCTTTTTCACCTTTGGTAATTTGGCTTGCTCCTTCATTCGTCTTATTTCTTCTAGACCCATTTATTTACTTTTTACCGTAATCCATTACATATTTCTTCGCCCCCTCCCTATCATTTGTCCAATCTTCACCACCCCAATCACCGGTAACGGGGCCGTTTACTTTATCAATCATTATACAGATTAGTTCTTTTTGGCGTGGCGTGTCCTTTTGCATCATTGCGCTGAATGATGAACCTATTTTATCATACTCCTGCAAAGCTTCAAATGCTTCTGGACTATCTTCAAAACACCATCCCTTTAATGTCCCCCATTTCAACAATAGGAAATCTTTGCTGCCCTTTTTTGTTTTTTTGCTCATTACTTAGTAGTTTAATCTGTCCTTAACTAATTGTTTTAAGCCTTTCGTTTCTACGATATAAAACTCAGCCCTGTTCCGGCTGCAATTATTTGAAGTGTTTGCAATTCTGGCCGAAACATCAGCATCTAATGACTTAACATCATTTACGCTAAGACACGGTTTATTCATTATCACGTAATCATTGGCTGCTTGTTCTGTACTGAAGTATAAAAAAGACGATTCGGGCTGTGGAGTAGATTTCCCGTCAGATACATTAACCCACGCAAGAGTTTCTTTTGGGACATAGGCATAACGATCACCCTCAAATATATTCTTCCTATCCTCGGTAATAAATCTCGGCTCTTTTTCTACTGTAGTAAGAGAAGATTTAATTTTTTTTCTTTTAAAGAGCCATTCTCTAATTTCGGCAGATTCGGTTAACCACTCTTCGGGGATGTTTTTATGATATTCTACATATCTGCTCATTGCGGTATCAATTTCTTTTAACCTTTCCTCCTTCCATATCCACTCAGGCATAATACCTATGGGCGGCCGCTCTACACTAGGAGAAGGGGCTTTGATTAAGTAGGAAATGGATGCGGATGTTAATTCTCTGCCGGAAAATGGAATGAATAAAGCGCAGATTGACCCACCCTTCATTTCCCATCCGTCTATTACAAATGTTCCTTTTTCTCCATGAACACTAACAACATCTTTGGTTGCCCATATAGTGCTATCACTAATACGTTTTACTGAATGAATATTGAAGTTTTTACAATTTAAAATATCTGGTAGTGTCCACGGATTTTTATTTGGATAATTCACTCCCCAATAATAACAACCTCTCTTCTCGTCTAAATTTAAGAAAGAAATGTGGGTGTCGCTATGCTTATACTTAAAAGATATTATTTCCCAACCCCTCCCCTCACTAGAAGAAGAAACAGGGCTTTTAGGAACCAACTCATACTCCTTTCCGTCTATTGTTATTGTAGTGGGAAGATTGCTCATGGGAACAAATGTAACGCTTTCGGTGATACCGACAAATATTTTTTGAAAAATTATTTTGAAATACGGTGATACCAGACTATTTTAGCGAAATGATTTCAAAGAGGACTAAGAAAAAAGTATTACAAGGAAAGTATATAAAAGTCAATCCTGACGTATTGGATGAGATAAAGAAACAAGTGAAGAAGAAAAAATTCCCTTCGGAGAATAATGCCATCAACACCACTTTGGAAAAAGAATTTTTAAAACAAATTAATTGACTAGTAAACTAATGGGAGAGATGCTAAATAAAATGTTGGAAGGGGCTTCGGAAGTTAAGAGGCGTTCGGCTTATTTGCGGGATAAATCTTCATTCTATCCAAAAATTTATTCAGAGAAGTTTGGCGATGAGTTGTATTTAAGCACAATAGTAAGAGTGAATAGAAACGGTATTTGGTATGATATTCACCATATCGAATGTACGACAGATTCAAATTATTCTAAAACCTACGAACGACTAATTGAATCGGTTTACTTTGCAATGTTGTTTTTTGTCCCAAGTGAAATATTTCATGAATCAAAAGTTCAAATATTGGAACAGGAAAGAGTTGAGAAAGATTATCCGTATCTAGCATCATTAAACAAACAATAAAGAGATGGGAGGCCATTAAATGAAAAGAGGCAACTTTTTAAAACTTATTGCCACAATGGTTGTCGCTCCCACTTTAATGGGAGAAGTAGAACTTAAGCCTTTTGTAGAAGATGCGCCTATAAGTTCGTTTGATGGAGATAGGATAAGGATTCATACAGAGGAAACATTAAAATGTAGGATTGGCGATCTGATTAAATCAGATATGGGAGATGCGGCAGTAATAATTTCAATAGTTCATAATGATAAATCTTTCCTTGAATGTAGACCTGTTTGTAAGGGGAGGTATCGATATAAAAAATTAACGGAGTTCCATACGTTTGCAAGAGCGTTTATAGAAAATTAATTATTAAAAACAACATCATGTCAAAAGAAAAGAAGCCTAAAACCCTCCAAGACATATTCTCTGACTACAAGTCTCTTCCTTTATCGGATAGAATTAACTTTGTAATCGCAGCAAAAGAAGAACTAGACGCACAACTATCCGAAAGTCAAGCAACAGTTGATTCGATTAAGTCTGCAAAAGAGAAACTTAATGGGAAATGATAACTTTCCCTCCCTATATGATCCCCGTAAAAACAGAACATGGAGAAGGGTTCATTCTTTACGTATCAGAAGGTGGGGCATTTGAGAACGATTGCTTTTGTGTAGTACTGAAAGAAACCGGCAAATTGAAACATTACAAGACCCTTCAGATAACCATAGAGCAGAATTTAACCTACGGGATTAAAAACACGTAAGATGAAACTTATTTTATCTTGTTTATTGCCACTGATGTTTTCTGCTTGTGTTTCCAGCAAGAAAATGGCTTCTACTATGGATTCATGGATGGGATCATACAAGTATGAATTGGTTCAGCAATGGGGTGCACCGGACAAGATAGTTCCCGATGAAAACGGCGGTGAAATCCTAATCTACTCAAACAGGGTGTATGCCCAACTAAGTTCAGGCGCAACCGTTGATTACTATCTTTACCGGATGTTATATGCAGACCCTAATGGGAAACTTTATCATTGGTTTTGGAAGAAAAGCCCCAATCCACCCGAACGAATTGATGTAAGAATGTTAGTAACGTATAAATAAATCAATCGAATGGCAACAGTGAAAAACTTTTTCAATCCCTTAGAGGACAGAATTTTGTTAAGAGTAAAAAAAGAAACAGAACCCAAGAAAACAGAAACGGGGCTATACGATCTTTCTAAAAAAGAAACAGAGATGGCAACGGTTTATGCCGCTGGTATCGGTTGGTACGCAAGAGAAACAGGTAATTTTGTCCCTGCATATCTAAGCGCGGGAGATGTTGTCGTAATTGGCAAAGGTGCAGGTTTACCTATTGACATTGAATTGCCAGACGGATCAATGGAAGAAATGAAATTGCTAAGAGAAGGAGATGTGTTGATATTGGTAAGCAAAAAAGAATCAACAGATTAAGAATTTTGTTATATTTTTATTGCCAAATATCCAACTTTGGCAAAGCCACGTCCTTTAAATCAGGTACTTCTAACAATCCCGCAAGCACTTACAGAGGAATTAATTACCGATTCCGGGCTTAATCTTTACATCGATGCTTCATACAACAAGCATTGGCAGTGCGCAGTTACGGCAGTTATCGCCGATTTACCTCTTAAGGTTCCATCACAACACAAATACATTTTCGATAATCTAAAGGTCGGCGACGAAGTAGCAATCAGCTATCGAATTGTCGCGGATTTTACTTTTGGCAGCGATTCAGGCCAATTCATTCAGGCGACTGAAGATAACCCCCATGTCAGGGAATTCGTAAACGGGCGAGGGGAGTGGGTGAAAGTTTACGCTCTCCCAAAAAGATCGGGGCTTCCGGGGATTATGTGGGTCGCGACGTACACAGATAGCAAACGTCAATTTATTGATGGGGTTCAGGGTGACGAAAGCGAAGTTGAGCGCTGGTTAAGCCAGTTCCCGTTTGGGAAAACAGATGTCTATAAATTCAACAATTACTTTGAGTTTGAGGGAAAGGATTACTGGAAAGCCGACCTTGACGATATTTTTGCAAAAAAAGTAAAAGGGCATTGGGTTGCGGTGAGCGACCGAATTATTTGTAAGCCCATAGAAGAAAAGGTTCCTGATTCGATGTTAATTGGTGAACACAAAGGACATAATGTAAAAGTTCGCTATGAAGATCGCGGTCGGGTAATGACAGGTGGAAAATCAAAAGGAATAAAAAAAGATAACGTTGTGTCATTCGATCAAAGACATCTCGAAAAATATACATTCGACAATAAAGAATTTTTCCTTATCAATGAAAAACTTGTAAACGGCACATGGCAATAAGGAATATAAATAATCTTTATGATTTCTTTCGCGACTTGGTTCGCAAGGAACGCGGGGCATTTGTATCAATTCCACAATTCAATGCAAATCTTGATGCGGGGCAACTTGACGCAATCGAAGAGTGGTTCGCTCCCTACGGAGAAAATCAGCAATTGCACGACGCATTAAGGCTAATAAGGGTATATTACCAGTTCACGAGCGATCCCGCTGGTTTTGTGACACAGCCAGACGATTATCTTCATATACTTGGGCAACCGTTTACAGTAGCAGGAAGTTCGGTGAATCGAATAAACTTTTGTAATGAAGATGAAGTCCCGTTCGCATTGACAAGTCAATTAAGACCCGTTTCTGATTCATACCCGATTGCGATTGATACCTCAACCGGGTTTAGCATCTACCCGCAAAAAACACAAGTTGGATTCTTCAATTATCTAAGACGCCCGGCAACACCTAAACTTGCTTATACGCAAGTAGGTAGAGTGATTACTTATGACGCAGCCAATAGTGTTCAGTTAGAATTTTCTGATGCGTATATAAATAATATTTTAGCGAAAGCATTAATTTATGCCGGGGTCTACATGAATGAAAAAGATATTACGCAGTACGCGGAAGTTTATAATCAACAAACAAAAGTGCCGTAATAAATGCCACAAACCAGCAAAAAATTAATTAGCGACCAAGTTTTATACCGGCTAAGCGGCGGTCGGCCTGACTCTGGATTCCCAATAGACGAACGTGATATTTGGAAAGCGATTGACCAAAAGATTAATGCTCAATTTAAACTGCATTATTTAGATACGACATTGCCTTCAGGGGAAACCATACCTGAAAACACAATGATTGCAACCTATGAAAACATCGAAGTAACAGCGACTATAAACGGCAAGTCAAAATCAATATTGCCCGTCATCCCCATTTCAATGCCAAAAAACATTGGCATTTATATGGTATATGATCCAGCTTACCCCGACAGACCATTTATCCCTTTGCAAAGAGGACAGGGGTCTTTGTTAAAAGCGGATAGTTTGCTAAGTAACATGATGGGGCAAATATCGTATGAGCCAAAAAATAATTATGTGGTTTATGGTAACGACATTACTTTATTAGGCGTTACAAGTGTGACAATGGAACTTTGTGTGTTTGATATGTCTCAATACTCGGTAACCGATTATCTGCCAGTTCCAAGTGATTATGAAGAAAGAATTGTGAAGGAATTATTGGCAGAATTTTCTGTTGTAACGCCAGAGACAGGCTTAATAAATAATTTCTCAACAGTTGGGCAAAATGTACCGATTAAACAATGACAACTATAAGTCTTGATAGCATAGTTAAAAACATTTTAATGAAGCGGAAATATCCGTTCCATTACTATATAGAATTTCTTGTATCGGCAAAGGACTGTTTGCGTGAACTTACATTCGATAATTTTGAAATAGTACGATATAAAGTACTTACACTTAATAGCAACAACGCGCTGCCAATGCCTAACGACTATCAGGATGTTACAGGCGTATATGTGAGAAATGGGCAGTATTTAATACCATTAGTAGAAGACGATAGTTTAGACCTTGTTCCTAATTACGATTCAAATTTCGATATTCAACCGTACTCGCAAGGTGTTGCATCCACAACAGGAGAGGCTAACCAAATTGTATATTACAATGGACTCCTATCTCCGTACTGGTATTTGAACAACTGGAATGAATTTGGAGAAAACTTAGGTCGTCAATTTGGTGGCGTAGGTGCGTTGCCAGATACTTACCGTGTGAACAAAGCTAGGAATGAAATCAAGATAAACGAGAACCTTGCTAATCTTGAATATGTCCTCGAATATATTTCAAATGGTATGGATGCAGATTCAGCTACCCACATTGATGGGTACGCCCAAGCAACAATCGAAGCGTATTGTATGTGGCAATTCAAAGAAAATAACCGTACATACGGAGTAGGAGAAGCCAAGACAGCAGAGCAATCATATATCAAGGAAAGACAAATATTGATAGCCAGATTGTCGGACTTGACAATAGATAGATTAAAACGAATCGTTCAGATAAACAGCATAGGTGTGAAATACTGATGCCTAACTTTTTTGGAAATACCAGCACAGCAGCGCAAAGCACAGCATACAACATTCCAAGTATGCTGATTTCGTTTAGCGTGGTGAATAAAACCGGAGGCGCAGTAACAATAAACGTTGGAATTTTATTCGGCAGTACTTATGATATTATTCCAATGAATAAATCTTTGGCAGCAGGGGAGGCATATATTTATAGTGGGGAACCGATTAAAATACCAAAGAATCATCAAATTTCATTAACAGCAAGCGGAAGCGTTGATTATTACTTTACAATTGAATAAATGGCAGTCACGGATTTAACATTACCGAAACCAATGGTTGTAATCAGGCAAGTAGATAGCTTGCTGGGATTGCAGTATGCTGGGTCTAAAATGAAGTCTGCTATCATTGATAACATTTATGAAACATCTGACTTGAACAGTGTTGGAGATATTGTAGTATTTAATTCAACACAAGGAGAAAAATTTCAATACGGCAGTACAAACTATATTTTAATTGACGAAAAATACATCTTTGGTAACGAAGGTGCGCCAACATGATAACAGAGAAAAGAAATTTTCTGGAAGGAATGAACGGAGACGTTTCCCAGCGATTATTAGGAATGGGGCAAAGCCTTAACCTAATGAATTGTCGCGTGGCCGTTACCGAACACGGACGGGATTACAGGGTGGAAAATGTTCCGGGGACATTGCTCGTTGAACAAAATGTATTTCCGCCATACGGGACAAACCAAAACATAGGGAGTACTGTGGATTTGGCGAGGAATAGACTTATTTATTTTAACTACAACACGGCAGGGGATCATGGTATTTATTGCTACGTAAAAGATACCGGCATTACCTACGCCGTATTGTATGACAGTCAGGTTATTGGAGGGCTTAATTTCTCAAAGACTTCAAGAATAGACAGAAACGCAAAAGTTATTGGAGATTTATTATATTGGACAGACAATAACAACGAACCAAGAAGAATAAATATTGAAGCAGGAATAAAGATGAATCATGCTTCATACGTTACCGACGTGCTTCCATATTCATATCCCATGAACCAGTCGGTAATAACTGTAATCAGAAGGCCTTTTGAGGTTTGCCCATCTGTTCAGCCTTTGTTGGATGGCACAAGAGAAAATTTCTTAAACGATTTTTCGGGAGAATTTGCCGTTAGGTTCGTATATCGGGATAATGAGCGGTCTGTAATGACGACAAATAGTTCGTTTGTAAACTACCGCACAAATATTAACGACTTTAGCTTTATAACAACAGCCAACTTTATAAGAGTTGCATTGCCAAATTCGTTTGTGGGAATTGTAAGCGGAAACTATTTTATTGAACAAGATGTTCAGATCATCCAGATTGCGGTACGTTATAACAATACGCCCGGATATTTTGTAATAAAAGAATGGAATAAATCTAACCCTGCCGACTTAGCAGAGATTATTGCTTATAACGCCGTAACGGGATCACTGTCTTATGATTTTTATAATGACGTTAGGGGCGTTCCCATAAGCGACGCAGATTCGGTAAAGCCAGCCGATAGTGTGCCAATAAAAGCAAAAACGGTAGAGCTTGGGATTGATAGATTGTTTTTCGCTAATTATATTAAAGGCTATGACGCACCAGCCATTACTTCTTTGACAGGAACAACTACTCAACAAACTTTTCCTGACGGGTTCCCAAGAACTATATTCAAATCCTACGCCACCTATCAAATAGGTATAAGGTTCAGGGATAATTATAAGAGGCAATCCACAGTCGTCACGAACGACAATCTTATTATTGAAATACCAGACAGGGGTGATTATAATGATAAGACCTTTACAACGGCGATTAATTGGGCGCTATCCAACGCAAACGCATTAAACGAAATCCCCGACTATGCCTACTACGCAGATTTAGTAATTACCAAGAATTTAAGGACAAGATTTTTTCTTCAGTCCTTAGCTAATGGGGTTCAATATGCCATAAAAGATGCTGATGGATCGATTACTTATCAGAACACCTACACAGGATCGGTATTCGGGTTAGCTATCGGGTCAACGACTCTTTTATCTACGGGTATGTTCCCGTCCTTCGCTGAAGGTGATATGGTTAGAATATATCCAGACGGGGCAACGACTTTCTATACGTTACGGGTTATTCAGATTGAACCAGATTATATCATTGTTCGTCCGGTGAATCTTGGTGACCTGACAAGTATTTCTTTTTTGTTTTATGAATATTTTACACCGTATAAAACGTCTGCCAGCGAATCTTTTTACACAGTTGGGCAAACAGTTCGGATAAACAATCCCGGAACAAATTCACGTCAATACAACACATTGAGCGGATCGTTTACGGGAGATGTTACTTATGGCGTACGGGTAACGACGATATTTTCTATTTCTTATTTCACAGAGAATATGTCGCCCAATGATGATCATTGGATGAACTGGTATGGAATTTACGGCGAAGCAAATATCGTGTCGCTACTTGGACAAGAGTTAAAAGAAAACTTTGTTCAATGGAGCAATACAATCATCAAAGGAACCCAAACGAATGGGTTAAGCACTTTTGATGCGCTTGACGAAAAAGTTCTACCATTCTCAATGGGCGCTGTTAGCAAACTTCAGGTAGCGAGTAAGATACAGGAAGAAGGAAATATAATGCTTGCTATTGGCGAAAAATCAACGGTGTCTATGTATCTATCCGAAGTTCAGGTAGTCGGGGCATCTACAAACGCATTTCTTGCCTCTTCGCCGGGAGTTATCGGAACAGTTAATAACCTGAAAGGCAATTATGGTACGATAAATCCAGAAAGTGTTATTGAATATCTTGGACTTGTTTTCTGGTTCGATATGCTTAACGGAACCTTCGTTCAATATTCTGCCGAAGGTTTAGAGCCTGTTAGTAATTATGGAGAGATGAGATTTTTCCAAAACTATGCGCAAAAATATTTAGTCAGTTCAACGGCAGGAATAGATACAAGAAACGGGTTTCATCATATCCCTACCTGTATTGACCCTTTCCATAAAGAAGTCATCTGTAGCTTACCATCACTAGTGCAAGATGGGGTTGACCTTCCAAGCTATTCGGTTGTTCCCATTTACGCAGTGTCAGTACTCAACAGGTTTGATATATCTGATTACTTAGCTAAGACAATGACTTTCCAGTTTGGTAAAAATAAATGGGGCAGTAATTTTGAATTTTTAGGAGAATGGTATGACTATATTCAGACAACTATGTACGGGTTTAAAAACGGGGCATTGTATATTCATAACCACGAAGATGCAGATTACAATCAATTCTATGGCCCACATTATCCGGTAAGAATTTGCTGTACCGCCAACCTGAACCCATCCGCGTTAAAAGACCTGTTCAACATTGCAATAGAAAGCAACGCTGCACCTGATTTTACAGTAGCATACGCAGATTATCCCAACGTGCAAATAACAGACCTTACAGTAGATGACTATACAGATCAGCAGGGGCAATTTTATGCAGAGTTCTTTAAGGATAGGTTATCCCCGAACGTAAGCGGAACGCCAGATGAAAAATTATATATTGGCGATGGGATCACTGACATAGCCATTAAGATAATGCTTGAATTTCAACAATATTCAAATTTATTTTACTGTAACTTTGTTGACATAGGGTACGATATTTCAAAGGGGCAGCAAGTGATTGCAAGCCCGACTAACAAATAAAATCTAATATTATGTTTGGTCTTCTTCAAGGAATAGCAGGTGCTTTTAGCGCACATGGGGCTAACAAGAGTTTAAGTCGTCTTCAAAAATTAGACCCTACCTATATGGCTAATCCATTAGCCGCTCAATATTTAAATCAGGTAAAGCAAGCCTATAGCGGTCGTATGCCGGGAGCCACGCAAGCCGAAAACAATATCTATACACAAAATGCAAACTTCAATGATACGGTAGGTAGAAATGCTACCGATGCGTCCCAAGCTATCGCAGCAGCAGCAGCGGGACAAGGGCAAACCGACCAACAACTACAAGACCTTTCTACCAAAGAAGCTCAATCTAAATACGGTCTTTTGGACAACTTGAATTCGGCATACGGAGCAAATATTGCTGAAGGAGATAAGGTTTATAATGATAATGTAAGACGTTATGGAGATTTGGTGGCAATACGAGGGGCGCAACAAAAAAACCGGCAGAACGCAGTTAACGGGGTGTTCAATGGGTTACAAACCGATTTCAATGATTTTATGGGGTTGGCCGGCGGCGGTGCTTTTGATGCAGGTGGAATTTTTGGTAAAAAACAAGGTGCAGGCACTCCACAACTTATTTAAAAGAGGTTAAAATGATTAATGTTTCCGATTTTATCATCGATCCACAACAGGCAACAATGTCTGAAGGCATTAAACACTATGCTGCGACTGCCCAACACAATAAAGAAATTGCCTATCAAAGACACAAAGAGCAAGAAGCCGAACAATGGAGAAAGCTAAACCTCATTCAGGATTTAACCGATTTATCCAAGCACCAAACCAGCGACGATATTGCCAATGCCGTAGGTAATCAACACGCAAATGATATTTTTAAAAAGTATACCGCAGCCGCAGGGCAAATGTCGCCAGCAGAATTACAATACAATATTTCAAAAGACATGCAGTCGGTGACGAATGGACTGGATGCAATGAAGAACGAGTTAGCGCAATCAGATCAAATGATCGGGGCATTAAAAACGAAATTTCCAAGTTTAGATATTACCTCTTTAGCGAAAGATTCAAGGGCAGATATTTTGGGAAGAAGGTTAAAAAATGCGAACGAATTTGCGAACCCATTAGAAGTGCCACAAAGCACCATAAACTATGGCGATCCAGATTTTTTGAGTAGATACGTTACTGGAAATAAAGGCATCACCGAAGAAATAGTGAATCCTAAAGGCGCAGATGACGTAAGCGTTTATAAAGGTTCACCGAATCAATACACAAAGTATAGTGCCAAAATCCCATACTGGAAGAAACCAAGTTATGATCCGGCAAAGTTAAATAACGGGTTCATTACAGATAAGAGCGAACCGTCCTTGCAAATAAAAGCAACTACACTGCCAGCGGCATCTTTGCCATCTTCAAACGGAAAGCCATTTAAAATTGTTGACGAAGATGTTTATAAACGATTCACCAACGATGAGGGGAAAAATATAGAATTAATAAAATCAACCAGAGACGAATATCCGGAGTACGACAAGTTCAATAGTCAGGAAAAAGAATACGCCAAACGCAACGTTCTGTATAAACATTTGGAAGCGTTAGACCAAAGTAATTTTCACCCTACCGATGTACACGCGCCATCTGCCAGCCTTCTTAAATTATATGCCGGTGGTAGTGGAAGCGGAAGTTCTAAAGTAGAACCAGAGATCAGAGATATTTATAAAGAAGTAAGCGGTAAGGTTGGCGAAGAGGGAACGCCAATGAATATCATGAGTGCAGGGGCGCAAAAGACAATATTGGAGTATGCTAATAAATTAACTGGCGAAGGAATGACACAGGGGGATGTGATGTTGAAAAAAGCTGCCGATGGGACAATAAATATTGTTAGGACAGATGATAATAAAGTTATTGCACCAATTGATTTCGGAGATTTAAATGTTCCGTCGCAACCAAGTGTAAAAGAAAAAAGGGCTGTTATCAATGAAACCAATAGGCAGTATAAGTACAATGGTAAAACATACACACACTCTCAAATTGAAAAAGCTGCGTCTCAATCAGGATTAAGTATTGAAGATTATATTAAAAAAGCTGGACTTAAATGACCACTCACACATATAAAAATGAGGAAGGGTTACCAATACTAAATAGTGGTAATGGCGATGATATTGGCGAACTTCCGGTATTTAAAGATGATTCTGTAAAAAAAAAAGAAGCGCAAGAACACCTTGGTGGCGCATTGGCTACTACTGGCGAAAATATTGTAAAGAGTACCGTATCAAATTACAAGCCCCAATCAAAATTATCAAAAGACGACAAGGATAAGTTATCCCAATTTTTACTTGGCAGCAAGCCCGACGTTCGGGATAGAACAGCGGATGCGTTGAAGGCAGTTGAAAATACACATCCTGCGCAACAAGTTACAGTTAAGAAGTCTTCGGATATAGTAAAGCCACTGACAGAAAAAGTAGACAAGGAAGCCCGTAATACTATTAATGATATAATGTATAGCGAAGGGGACGCATGGAAAGACCCGGTTAAAGCTATTGATGACAAGGCTAAAGCGGCAACAAACATAGATGAATTTACCGCACTAAACCGGGCGGCAGACCTGACTACTCAAAGTCTTGCACCAACCGGGTACGATGCTATGAGGGTTCTAAATAGTAGTTTGTGGGGGCAAGCTAAAGAGGATAATCAAACAGCTAATTTACTGAAAGCAAAAGCGAAGGAGTATAACGACGATGTTGCACCACTTCGTGAAATCAATATTGAACAGCCAATCGGGGAACACAATCAATACGCAGCTAGTGTGTATTCCGATCAAATGAAAAACGCTTTTATAAAGGCGTACGCAAATAAAAATACAGATTTCAAAAATCAATTGGAATCTGCCGGTATAGATATTAACGACCCTTTTTTGTATAAAAGAATTGGGGATGCTAAAGCCGGTCAAATTACGGATGAGTATCTGCACAATAAAAATGTAGAAGATTTCCTTCAAAAAGAGAATAGTAATTTACTCCCAGCCTATCAACATGCTCAAAATAAATTACTGGAAGATCATCCCGATTATGGAGTGCCAAAGATCGCAAATGATTTAAGCCGGGAATTGCAGAAAACCGGGTACAATAACAGGGATTTTATCTTCAATTTCGATACAGAAAGTTCAAGGGAGTTTGTCGATCACATGGCGCGTCAGCGGTACAAAGACAACCCGGAGTTATTAAAATTTTACGAAGATCACATAAGCGAAATCCATGACAGTATGGATAAGCCATCCTTCTTTGAAGGTGTGGCATCTGGTATTAAAAATGTTTATAGCGGCATAGGTAATACGGCAAGCACTCTTTTTCAATCAAAAGCAGAAGATATAAAAGATGAATGGAACAAAGAAGCAACTAATGTAAGCGCAGACCCGGAAGGATTAATGAAACTCATTAGAAACTCTGGTCACGCGGTTGGATTTGTTTCTGGTCTTATGGCTGGCGGTGAAGTAGCGCAAGGGACGAAGTTAGCAGGAACACCGGCAGGCGCACAGCGTTTAATGGTAGGCACAAGTGTTTTTGGCAATGAGTTGAAAGAAGCCGAAATGAAATATAAAAGCCCTGTTAAGGCATGGGTAAATGCGGGACTAAATACAACTGCATTTGTAATGCTGCAAGATATATTCCCTGCTTCCAAAGTGTCTAAAGTTTTTAATGAAATAAAACCAGAATTAAATAAGATAGCCGAAAATCTTTCATCAGGTGCAATTACAAAAGAAGTTGCCAGAGAGAACGCAACTTCTGTGCTTTCTAAGGCTGTTGATTTTGGGAAGAAAGCGTTCAAGCAGAACGTAAAGACATCCGCTGAAATGACCGCCTTAACAGGTATGAAGCAGGGGATGGATACGATAATGGGACTGGATGAACAAACATATGATAAATACCATCCTGATGGCGAATTAGAAGATACGTTTAAGACAATGTTTTTGAGTAACGCGCCTATTGCTGGATTGTCTGCTTATGGTGAAATTGGCGCAAAGAACAAAGAAATGGAGAACAGCGTTTTTGAGGCCGTTAATAATCCAAAAAGATTTGAAACAGCCATAGAAAACTTAAAAGTAAAAGACCCTTCTGTAAATATAGATGAGATCAGGGGTAATTTTGAATTTGCAAAATCACTGAAAGAAAAACTGGATGCTGAGGGGATTGACCCGATTAATCAAAAAAGATTCTTAGTAGAAGCGTTGAAAGAAAAAGTAAACAAAGAGAATCTGGCTAAACTTTCAGAATCAAACATAACTCGCAGAACACAAAAAGAAATAAGAGAAAGCCAAGATATTCAGGATAAGATATTGAACGGTGAAGATGTCGTGGGTGAAGAGCAGCGCAAAGAAATGCCGCCTGAAGAAAATGAAATAATTTCAAGGGTAAACAAGGTTGCCAGCGAAGGAATAGTTAACACGTTAAAGGTTGCCGATACGGAACAGGATAAGATTAAATTTTTGAAAGATCAATCTTTAGATGTTCCCTCTTCGTTGAAAGATCAATTAGGGGGCGACGAAAATCTGACTACTGATATTATTTCTCAAAACGATAAATCTGATATTGAATCCAGCATATCTAAGTATGAAAAAGAGTTAAAGAACCCCGATTTGTCCGATCAGAGAACAGAGGAAATTGACAGACACTTATCGCTTCTGCATAAGGGGTTGGATAAAATAAAAACAGATGAAACAGCCATAGAACCTGAAGCAAATACAGAAAGCAATGAACCGGCCAAAGCAAGTGAAGCGAATGAACCTACTCTTACAATTGATGAAGGAGCAGAAAAGCCGCCAACCAATCCAGAAGAAAAAGACCTCCCATTCGGGCGGCAAGAATTAACTGGTATTGCTCACGAATTACAACAAGGAAGGGCGTATGATATTGGAGCAGAAGCCCCGCAACGAGGCGAAGGGGTGTCTGTAGAAGAGTCTATTGTACATGGTAATTCTTTGCTTGCAGACGGTGGAGATGCTTTTAAAGCAGCAGAAAAATTTAAAACCGATAAGAAGATTTCATACGATGACCTTGCATTGGTTCGTGCTCAATATGCAAAGATGTGGAAAGATACTAATGAGGCAACTGATAAATTTGGCATTGGAAGTCCCGAAGAGAAAGCGGCAAAAGAGCGTGAGGTAAAATGGAGAGATGAAGTAGTTAAACCAATGCAAACCGAATGGTCAAAGATTGGTGTTGCTCAACAAGGATTACAGGACATTGACACCGGGTCGTTTGCTTCATTGCGCAGATCATTAGAAAGTAGAACAAATGCGCCAGCAAAACCAGAGCAAGTTGAAAAACTTAAAAAATTCGCCACTGAGAATAAAAAATTAAAAGATGAAGTAGATAAACTTCAGGAGAAATTAATAAAGGCAAAAGAGGACACCACTGAAAAATCAGAGAAAAAAAATGCTACAAAATCTGCTAAAGATTTGGCAGAGCAAATAAGAAAAGGGAAACTGCATAAGCCCGGTTCTTTTTCTGCTGCCAGTCCTGCATCTGTTATTTGGGATAGCGCGGTAGAAATAGTCGCTAAATCAGTGGAGGCCGGCGGTAAAATAGCTGATGCTATCTCGGAAGGACTAAAATATATAAAAGAATCCGATTGGTATAAATCATTAAGTCCCGATAAAAAAGAACAGGCAGAGAAAGAATTTTCCGACTATCACCTTGAAGATTTAGGAGGTAAAATTGATGATGCTAAAAGAATTTCCGAAAAATTAGTAGATAAAAAAGGCAATGAGTTTACGGCAGATGAAGCAAAAGAAATATGGGATTATGCAAAGCAACACTATTTAGAAACGGGTACACCATACACGGAAATGATTGGCAAAGTTGCCAATGATCTGGGGTTAACATGGAGACAAGTTGCAAATGCGATCACTACCCCAAAAACTAAACCCATCACTGATGAGATATGGAAAAAACAAAGTGAGTTAAGTAAAAGCAGGAACGCCACAAAAAATTATCTTGATAATAATGCTGGCGGTAAGGCTGGTAATGTTTTGAAAAAAGTTTCAGGTGTATTTCGTGGGGTATCCGTGTTTGGTCACGGAGGGATATTTGTAGGAACCCACGCAGCCCCAACTTTATTTCAGCCTACTACATGGAAATCAACTATACCGGCTTTCTTTAGAGGATGGAAATATGCTTATGGCAATACCGCTAAGTATGAGCAAGCGATGGCAGAACTAAAAAGCGAACCAAACTATATATTAGCGCAACGTGCAGGATTGAAGAATAATCCAGATCGTATAAATATTGAAGAGTTCCAAAAGTCTCAAAAATTCTTAGGTAAATTAGGAGATGCGGGAGAGAGAGGCTTTAATGCCATCAAAGTACTTCGTCAGGATTTATTCGACTATCATTTCAATAAATTATCCGAAGAAGATAAGAAGAACCCTGACGTTGCTAAATCTATTGCCCATCTTGTGAACAATGCAACGGGAGCAACGAATTTAAATATACCAAACTGGATCAATGAAGTAACATTTGCCGGTGGAATGGAAGCGGCAAGGTGGGGCAAGTATACGCGTAACCCATTAAAAGCTACAGAAATCGCGCTTAAAGCCATTGCAAAACCAAGTTCGGTTAAGCCCGAAGAAAGAGTATTCGCAAAAGTTTGGGCAAGTCGGGTAGGTCAGCAGATTGGATTTTATGCGGGTTCCTTAGTTGCTAATGCGGCGATTCAAAATACAATAAATCCAAATAACCCGGTTAACCTTACCAATCCCAATAAATCCGATTGGCTGAAGTTTAAGTTTGGAGATATGACGGTAGACCCGACTTCAGGAATGAGAGGGGTAGCAAGTTTTATTTACGGAATTGGTAAAATGCCGTTTCAAAGTCAGAAAGAATTGAAAGGTGACACAAGGTTAGAAGCTGCTGGCAAAAAAACATTTGGATATGCGAGAGGTAAACTATCTCCGTTTTATTCAACAGTTGTTGACTTTTTTACCGGGACTGATTTCAATGGTAATCCACTGCCAACTTCATCTGACGAACCAAAAGGCGCAAAACATAAGGTATCTTGGGGCGAGTACTTATGGCAGAAAGCACCGTTGCCAGTTGCCGAAGCAGTGCATAATATTTATGAATCAGCACATGAAAACGGATCGGATGACGTATCAACAAGCAACATCTTAAAAGGTATTATGACAGGGTTATTATCTGGAAGTACTGGTTTTAGGGTTGGAGAAACAAAAGAGAAGCCAGCGAAGTTTACAGATAATGAGCTTAACTCAAAAGAAATAAAATACTTTACAGATAAAGGGTTGGAAATGCCTAACACGTCTCCAACCTCGGAGACAATAAAAGATAAGGCGACAAAAACAAAAAGGAAACTTAGTGATTACCCGCAATCAGTGATTGATCAGTACAGCGAAACGCATAAAAAGTATTTGAGGAATGAATTGAGCCATATTGTATCACATAAATATGTTTTTATGGATGACTACGGGGATATTTCACTTAGTCCGGGATCGGGAAAGAAAAGAAAAAATCTTGACGATCTTACCAAAGAACAGTTAGAACAAATATTACATTTGGCTCAATCAAGTGCAACAGAAAAAACAAAGAAAAAACTTTTTAAACACTAAACCATGATGGACACACCATTCCCCGGAGTTCCATTGCTAAACGCTGGACTTATTGGTTTGCCAAGAAGTGCTAACAACGGAGCTGCTCCACAACAAGATCAACCTGTCCCCGAAGAACCTAAAATTGGGATCAAGGATTCGCAAGGATTAAAGTCTGGGCGTTATTCAAAAAAACATATTGAAGGGATTATAGCTGCCTCGAAAGCTGTGGGAGCAGACCCTTACCAAGCACTAGCATTGGGATTGCAAGAGAGCGGACTTGGTACAGCAAAATTAAAAAGAAGATTGGGGAAGGTGGATGCGCCGTTAGCAATGGTTCATGACTTTGAACCAGCGCAGCAAAAGGAGTTAGAAGATACGGCGCAAAAAACTGGAATTGATCCAGAATATTTAAAACTTGCCATTGTCCTACGAGACAAAGTTAAATACGGAAAACAACTAGGGTTTACTGATGAAGCCAGCCAACTTCAAGCATACAACGGTTACGGGACTATAAAAAAAGCTATTGGTGGGCCAACTAAAATGTATGGCGTTGATATTGGCGATGGATTGGACATGAAAAAAAATCCATTGTACGGGAAACGACTTGTTGCATTGAAATATGATATTGCCAACAATCCCGAAATAAGAGAATTGATTGAAGGAAAGCCCGATAAAAAAGTTGCAATGAATATGCCAGAACCAAACCCATTATCAGCACATTAAATAATACGATGCCAGAAATTAATTACAAACAATTATACGAAGCGGAAAAAGAAAAGGTAATAGCTTTTGAAAAAAAATGGGATGCTTTGGAATTGCAAGGCAAAGCAAAGTTGTATTATTCCCTTAATCGGAATATGAGCGATCTTTCGGATATGCTTGATGGAATTGAATTGAAGAAGGTGAACATGGATGATCCGAAAGACAAAACAATGGAACGATTAAAAATGATATGGGCTTCCGTTAAGCCACTTGTTGAAACAATTAATTTAATAAGGGAAGCGTCTGGTATTACCGGAGATGAGAATAAGGACACTGAAAGAAAACCATTTGTCAATACAATAGCACAAGATAGAAAGTAGTGTCATTAGCGGTAAACATATACGGAACGCTTGTAGATGTCCCTGAAAACGAGGGATTTTTTGATGTTGAAAATTGGGGAACCGATAACCCAAAAGAACAGTTTTGGCGCAGGAAAGATTTGCCAAGTTTTTTTGAACAGGTTGAATATGATAAAGACGGGAATGTTTTATTAACAAAAGAACAGGAAGTATACGCTAAAAGAGAAGTAGATAGGTGTAAAAATGGGTTTTATTTTCTTAGTAACGGTAAACTCACTTATATAACCGGGAAACATTATTTTTATCTAGCGTGGTGGAAGTTGGAAGATGACATATACCCAGAGTATAGGGATTCCGATAGGAGATATTTTCTTTTTTTAAATCACTGGGAGTGCATTTTATGGTGCTTAGGAATTTTAAGAGGAAAGAAGCGTCGTGAAGGTGCAAGTTCGCAGGCAACATCCAATCTTATATATGAATGTATTTTCTTCAGGAATAGCGTATGCGGGTTAGTCAGTAAAACTCTACAAGACGGCAAAAAAACTTTCACTAACATGGTTGCCTTTGGATATAGGCAGTTGCCTGTTTTCCTAAAACCAAAACAATTAAATAATAAAGATTCTGTTTCTGAATTAATTTTTGCCCATAAATCAGTTAATACAAAAGACGGGAAAGGTCAAACAATTGACACGGATACTGGTCACAGATCATCTGTAGACTTTCGTGCGCCCGGTAAGAATACATACGATTCTGGTAGACTAAGTCGCGGCCTTTTTGATGAAGGAGGAAAGTGGGATAGCGAAAATCCATTCTCTGAATTTTTATCTATTGTCAGCAAAACAATGGTTAAAGGTGCGAAGCGTGTTGGGTTCATGGAGTGTCCGTCAACCTGTAATGAAATGACTAAAGCAGGCGGCGCACAATACAAAATAGCATGGAACAACGCCAATCAATTTGAATTAAAAGATGGAAGAACGGTAAACCGTCTCGTAAGATACTTCTCTCCTGCTTATGATGGATTCTATGGATTTATTGATAGATATGGAATGTCCGTCATTGACCCTCCCGACGAAGACCAATTTAATTATTTGGTTGAAAACTATGTCGGTGTGGGCGATCTTACCGAAGAAGATATACGGTTAGGCGCAAAAGCATATTTACTTAAAAAAAGAGAAGGACTAGAAGGGGCTTTGCTTGAAGAAGAAATCCGCATGAATCCATTTGACGAAAGAGAAATGTTTCTTTCAAAGAATGGGAATTGTCATTTTGATGCAGTGCTATTAGCTGAATTATATGACAGGGCTAAGTCAATGGAAAAAGAAGTATTGGAGTGGGGTAATTGGGTTTGGAAAGATGGAATTCCTTTCTCAGAAGCTATTTGGGAGTCCTGCAATCCTGCGCACGCCCGTTGGACGCGCCCCAAACTTTTTAAAATTCCAGAAGGAGATAAAGTAGAAAAAATAGGTGAATTATATACGCCAATTAACCATATACAATTTATAAGCGGGTGTGATCCATTTCAAAATTCAATACTAGAAAGCGGGGTGGGATCGAAGGCTAGTTCCGGCATCATAAACAGATATGTAGACCAAGAGAATGACGATATTTTTAATCGAATGATAGTTTCAAAATACCATGCACGCCCTAAAATGGCTGAATTACTTCACATGGATATGGCATTACAGTGCTTTGCTTATGGTTGTCAGATTTTGATTGAAAGTAAAATGGATGGAGGTATGAGGAAGTTTTTTATAGATAATAATCTGGAAGCCTTTTTATTAAGACTTCCGGGGAAAGAAAACTATGGGATTGATCCAAACTCAGATAATAAAGCGTTGTTGGTAAATTTATGGGAATCTTATATTTTAAGAGAAGGTAAAGCTGGTAAAATGATATATGCAGACGACGTGATTGATGGAGAGAAAGACGGGTTGGTTAAGTTTGATGTAAATGAAACAGAGCCTTCAGATAATGTCATGGGGTTGGGCTGGACGCTTGTAGCAGACTATTACAAGAAAGTAAACTTCAGAAAAAAAACAACCACATCCGTAGAGGATTATTTTCCGAGGTATCAAAATTGACTATAAATGTGGATTAATTTTTTTTCTAAAATATATCTCGTTAATTTAGCCAAGCGGCGCGATAGATTATTTGAAACCGCCGAACACCTAGAGAAATACGAAATCCCCTTTTCTTTATTTACAGCGATAGAAAAGCCGGACGGTGCAGAAGGATTGAGAGACACCATGAACCTCATATTTGATGAGGCAATTGAAAATAATTACCCTAATATACTAGTACTAGAAGACGATTGTGAGTTTATAAAAGAAAAAATCTGGGTTGACGAGACAATGAATGGTGTAGTAGAACAACTACCAGAAAATTATCTTTTATGTTATTTGGGAGGACAGGCAACCGGCGGCTATAGTGGCTTCTATTCCGGCAATTTGCTACCTGTTACTAAATATTTTGCAACTCACGCAGTCATGTACTCATTACAAGGGATAAAAGAAATAAAAGCAAGAAATCTAGGTTACCCAATTGATAACTGGCTTGTAGATAATATTCAAACACAAGGGAGATGTTATGGAATTCACCCGTTATTAGCAAGCCAACGGGCTGGATATTCTGACATAGGGAAAGCGGAAATAAATTGGTTCCCGTTCATAGTCCCAAGACACGAGCAAAAAATAAACGAGCTTAATGCAAGACAATAGGAAAATAAGTATTGTAATCCCAAACTACAACCGGACTGACTTATTGATTGAGTCATTTGAAAAGGTATATTCCGACGATAGAGTTTCTGAAATAATTGTTTCGGATGACTTTTCCGAAAAATCAGTTTATTATGAATTGATGGATTTGTTTGAGTTAATGCCAAAGGTGAAGATGTTCCGGAATCAATTCAATCAGGATTGCTACATGAATAAGCACACGGCAATGGAGTTGGCTACTAACGAATTTTGTATCTTGGCCGACTCTGATAATATTTTCGAGCCAGATTATATAGACAGGGTATATAGTTTTCCTGTATGGGATAAAAATACAATCTACGCCCCGTCATTTGCGAAACCTACGTTTAATTACACAGAATATAATGGAGAAGTTATAACAAAAGAAAACGTTTCTTCGTTTATTGATAAGCCAATGTTTGAAACGGCTTTGAATACAAGTAATTTCTTCATAAACAGAAGTCAGTACTTAAAAACATGGGACGGGGCGGTTGATCCTGTAACATCCGACAGTATATATTTTGTCTATTGTTGGTTAAATGCTGGCAATAAATTCCATATTGTAGATGGGATGGAATATTTTCACAGAGTCCACGACGACAGCCACTATAAAATAAATGTAGCCAGAACGCCAGAAGGGTTCCATGATTCAATTTTAAATAAATTAAGGCAGTTATGATTTTACCATACTCAATAACCACATTTGATGCCAATAAGTTTGACTTTGTAAAAGTAGTGTCTGAAATATTTGCGCGTCATGATTTGAAAGACTTACAACAACTTTCTGATAATAAGTATAAAGAACAATTTCAGGTAGGCATGGATTCGTCAACGGTATTTCATGAAAAATTCTACGATAAATTCAGAGAAGGTTGGAGCGAGTTGAATGATATGTATATGGATTTTATTAAGGAAGTGGTTGCCCCGGGATATGATGAAGATTTTCTGTTTCAGGCATTTCCAACTTTCCGCGTCCACTTGCCTAAAAACGTTGCCGTTGGAGCGTTTCATAATGATGCAGAATTTCACCATCCAAAAGGAGAGGTTAATTATATAATCCCTCTAACCAATTCCAGCAAAACAGCAAGCGTATGGGTTGAATCAGAACCGGGAAAAAAAGATTTCATTGATATAATTCTACAGGTAGGAGAACTTGTAAGGTTTAATGGGAATGAATTGACACATGGGAACAAGAAAAATGAAACCTCAAATACCCGCGTGTCTATGGATTTTCGCGTATTGCCATTATCTAAATACGATGAAAGTAATTCCGGTGAATCAATAACAAGAAACACCAAATTCAAGGAAGGCGAATATTATAAAAGATTCACTCATGGTAGGAACTAGATTTTACGGTAGACTTGGCAATGTTTTTTTTCAAGCGGCTCACTGTATTGCTTTTGCGATGAGGAATGGTACAGAATTTTCAATGCCTAATAGAACCACTGATCCGTATTGGAATCCGCTGTATCTTCAACATCTAGTCGATCCGTATTATATACAAGGTAAAGAGGATGTTCTTGTTAATGAAAAATATCATGAATTTCAAGAGGTACAATTTTTAGATGAATGGAGAGGAAAACAAGTTGTATTGAACGGCTATTGGCAATCAGAAAAATATTTCAAAGATTATAGGACACTGATTTTAGACTTGTTTAATTTTCCTTGGGAGCAAAAGAAATTCGTTTCTATACATATCAGGAGAGGTGATTATTTGAGATTGCCGGATAAACACCCGCCATTTTCAGAAGAATATATGAGGTGTGCGACAAGTAGGTTTTACATGAAGGGTCATGATTGCTTCAAGGTGTTTTCTGATGATATTGCTTGGTGTAAAGAGTATTTTAAAGACCCCCACTATGCGGCAATGAAGATTGAGTTTTCAACCAATACAAGCGAGGTTGATGATATAACAGAAATGAGTCATGCGGTTGGGCATATAAATTCTAGTAGCACTTTTTCTTGGTGGGGTGCTTGGCTAAACAGAAACCCTGATAAGATTGTTTTTACACCTAAACTTTGGTTCGTAGAAAATTATCCACTCAATACAAGCGATATAATCCCAGATAGCTGGATAAAAATATAAAATAATGGAAATAAACAGCAGAGTTCAAGTAGTAGAGTTAATGAAGCATTTCCAGTTACCATTGGTAGCGGCAGAAGTTGGAGTGGCTGAAGGAAGATTAAGTAAAGAGCTATTAAATTGGGGCATTGAAAAATTATACCTTATTGATATTTGGGAAAAAGTTCCATTTATAAAAGGATGCGGAAGTTTTGACCAAAGCTGGCACGAAAACAATTACAAGTCAGTGTTGGAGGCCATAAAAGGGAGGGAAGATGATGTGATCCTGTTGAAAGGATTTTCCTATAAGATGGCCGAATTTATACCAGACAATAGTTTGGGAATGGTTTACATTGACGGCGATCATACTTATGAAGGAGCAAGGGCAGACATTGATTCATATTGGCCTAAATTGGTAAATGGAGGATTAATGCTTTTTCATGATGCAGTTAACCCGACATACGGGATAATGGATGCGATGCACAATTTCACAAAGGGGATTGGGATTAATTTATTAGAGGAAGATGGCAATATTGCCAATAAGGGCGCGTGGATTCAAAAATCAATGTTATGACATTGCAGAAATTAGGAGAAAAGTACGGGGTAGATAAGAAATTCCATCCAAATCTTCTTTCTCAATACGAAGACCATCTTCCTATTCACTGTAAAAAGTTTTTGGAAATAGGTTGTTTATATGGTCACAGCGCAAAAATGTTCAGGGAATGGTACGGAGAAAAAACAGAGTTTCATTTACTTGATTTATTCAGTGTAGTGTCCGAAGGAGAGTTGGAAGGGTTTAAAACATATAAAGGGAAGCAATGTGATTTTGAGGTACTCGAAAAACTTCCTACCGATCTGGGAGTAATTAGCGAAGACGCGTCGCACCACTCGGATGAACAAATAATAACATTTAAAAAACTATTCAAAGACAACTTGATTAGCGGTGGGCTGTATGTCGTTGAAGATTGCTATGGTCATTTTGATCCATATTGGAGAAGAAATATTATTGAGAAGCCAGAAGATACAATGGTTCCGCTAATGAAAACGTGGCTAAACGGAGGTGATTTGACTAGTCAATTCTTCACGCCCGAAGAAAATGTATATTTTAAAGCAAATATAGCAGACGTTAAAATATACGACGATGTAAACGTATTTATATGGAAAAAATAACAGCATGTTAGACGACAACGAAAAGCAAATGATAATTGGCCTGTTCCCCTTTCTTTCAAAGGAGCCAGTTGTCTTTGATATTGGGAGCAACAAGGGACATTTTGCAGACGTTTTTTTGGGCGAATATAAAGACGACTGCATGTTATTTCTTTTTGAGCCAAATAGTAAGCTATTATCTTTTACGGAAATAAAATACGAGTATCAAAAAAATATCATTTACGAAAACTTGGCTGCTTATAAGTCAGAAGGTGAAGTTTCATTTCATTTCTTTGAGAATTTCAATAATGAATTGTCCTCTATATATCCAGATGAAAATAACTGGCAGGGATTGCCAATGCAGACCAAAAATGTGGCATCCATCTCTATGGATGCTTATTGCAAAAGACATCAAATAGACATTATTGATTATTTAAAGATAGATTGCGAAGGAGGCGACGTTGATGTTCTGGAAGGATGTAAAGAATTGATGAAATCTGGCAGTATTAAAGTTATTCAAATAGAATATTCCGATCATTACAAAAGAGCAGGGAAATCAATGGCAGATGTATTTGATCTTGCCAAAGAAAGTGGATATACTGTATATAATTACAGGATGGGAAACTACTGGAAGATTGAGGATAATTGGTCGTCAATGGCGACCGATAATTATATTCTCACCAAGGAAGAAATTCACAACTATTGTAAACCGGGATGGAACAATGAATTTATAATTAATACCTCTGAATTGCCGAGAGTTGACCTATGTTTGGAAATTGGAGTAATGGAAGGCATGACGACAAAATATATCTGCCAAAACCTATTAAGTGAAGGAGGACGCGTTATAGCGGTCGATCCGTTGTTGGATCACTATGTTGAAGGCGATACCGAACACTCGTATTTCAAAGGCCAATATCCTAGATTCATAAGAAACACAAGAGGACTGCCAGTTGAATTAAAACGCGGCAAAAGTCAGGACGAATTGCCTAAGTTAAACGCATTGAGATTTGATTTTATTTACATTGACGGCGATCATAGGCATGATGCAGTTTACCATGATGCGGTATGGTCGTTTGCGATTTGTAAAAATGGAGGGATTATACTGATAGATGACTATGAATGGCGCGAAGAAACGAAAGCTGGCATTGATAAGTTTTTGGCCGAATTCGGATCATCTCTTCAGGTTTTAATTAAAGGGTATCAGGTATTAATACAGAAGATACATAATCAATACAACGAAATCACTTTTGATTACTATAAATAAATTATCTATGATGATAGATTTTGATTACTTATTCGACAAATACAACATAAAACCTAACGGGGTTTTACACTTAGGGGCAAACGAAGGGCAGGAGGCGGAAGATTATCAGAAACGAGGGATTGAAAATGTCATTTGGGTAGAAGCCAATGGTCATGTTTTCAAAAAACTGGAAAATCATGTAAAAGACATTCCCGGCAGCATTTGCATTCAGGCCTGCGTTTCGGATAGATATTCAGAAACTTTCTTTAATATATCAAATAATGATAGCCAATCCAGCAGCATTATGGAATTAGGACATCATTCGGTTATTCACCCGGAAGTACATTATGTAGATAAGATACCAATTACCACACATCGGATAGATGAATTACTTAAAGATTTCGATTTTGAAGGTGATTGGTTTTTAAATGCCGACCTGCAAGGTGCAGAGTTGTTAGCATTAAAAGGGATGGGGGAATTGCTAGATAAATTTAAATGGTGCTATTTAGAAGTAAATAAAAAAGAAACGTATAAAGGTTGTCCAGATATTGACGACGTAGATGTCTTTTTATTACAAAGAGGATTCGAGCGAGTCGAAACAGGCGAATGGGTTGCTGATACTTGGACTGATGCTCTTTATTTAAAAGTAAAATAATGTTTGACCTTTTGCCACATATAAACGTCGCCTACCCGCCAAATAATGAAATAATATTTGAAGAATGGTTCCGGGAGGTATATAGAGGTTGTAAAACCGACAGGGGATTACTGCCAATTAACTTTACTTCTTATTGGGTAAATAACGATTATGGTAACAATGAAGCTGCCAAAAAATATCTTCAGGAATTTGTAGACGGACTGGATAGGAATAAAAAGTATTTCTGCATTGTTCAATATGACGACGGAGTATTAATAGACTTTAAAGATTTGGATGTAGTGCAGTTTAATATGTCAAAAAAGGTTGGGATTGAAATTCCTCTTTTATGTCAGCCGCATCCGTATAAGTTTGATGGAGAAAAAAAATATTTAGCTTCATTTGTTGGTAGTAGGACGCATCCTATAAGAAATGAACTAGAAAAACTAAAAGGCAAAGAAGGGTATCATATTTCTTTTGAACCGCATGAGATTGAAGATTATTGTAGAATAATTCACGAATCATATTTCGTTCTTTGCCCGCGCGGATATGGGGCATCTAGTTTCCGCATTTGCGAAAGTTTGCAGTATGGTGCAATTCCGGTTTATTTATCCGATGAGTTTATAGAGCCGTTTGGCGTGCCGTTTAATTATTACGGTGTAAGAGTAGATGACGGTAATATACATAAACTAGAAGATTGGCTCAATCCAGATAATAGAAATGACGGGTATCTCCATAAGAACAAACAAATATTTTATGAAGAGATGTTCACTTACGAAGGTTGTAGTAAACAAATAATAAAGAATCTTGAAACTGAATATCGTACACGGCAGGACTCCATCTCGTTTTCAGCCAATGGTAGAGGAACTAAAGCGGCAGCAGATTTCTGATTATGAAATATGGGATAGCATCTATTTGAAAACAGTGAAAGCAAGTATAAATGCCGCCCATAAACAAATAGTAGAGTTTGCACAAGTTGCCAGATGGGATGAAGTATTAATAGCGGAAGATGATTTTGTCGGGACTCATGAAAACAGCTTTAAGTTCTTTCTAAGTAAAAAACCAACTGACTACGATATTTATTTATCCATGATATACATGGGGGATATTGACGAAATGAATTGTGTAAAAGAATTTTCCGGGATGACTATGTACATGGTACATTCCAGATTCTACGATACGTTTTTAAATACAGACCCGGAAGAACACATTGACCGGACGTTAAGCGGATTGGGCAAGTTTGTTGTATGCAACCCTTTTGCCTTTATTCAAAGAAATGGATTTAGTTCAAACACAGGGAAGGAGGAAAAGTATGATACCCTGCTGGAAGGCAGGAATTTATATTTCGGAATTTGAAATATTTATTATCTTTATCTGTCCCAACCAATATTTGAGAAACTTTGAGTACTATCACTGATACACAAATAGGAACTTACCCGAACGCTCAGGTTGATCCACGAGATAAGGGATTTGATTGGATTCTCCAATACTCCCGCGCCGCGTATAACGATAGCCGGGGCTATATGATTAACGGGCAACTGAATGTCGGAAATTTAAAAATGTCGGAAATTAAAATGTATGGACTCGGGAAACAGCCCGTTGATAAGTATAAAAAAATGTCATCCCCCGCCAACCCCTCTGATCCATCTTGGAGAGCCGTTGACTGGACGCCGCCGGCCTTCATGTGTAAATTCCGGGAAATAGAACTTTCCAAAATTCATCAAAAAAAATTCGACTTTCAAGCGTTCGCTATTGACCCTTTAGCCAAGAGCGAGGAAGACGCGTATTTCAACCAGATGAAGGTGAAAATACTCATGCGCGAAGCGGCTATGCAACAGGGATCACAGTTAGCGGATAGCCCATTGCTTGCACAACAACCGGGAGAACCGGAAGACATGGAGCAATTGACCATGCAAAAAGATTTTGGCTATAAGCATGTCATGGCAATGGAAGCGGAAGAAGCTATAAGTCTCGTTTATCAGCAGAATAATATAGATGAAATCGAAAGTCAGTTAGGACAAAACTTATATGACTATGGGCTGGGTGCTGTTACCTCTGAAATTGACGAAAACGGAATGGTGAAACTCAGGGTTATCAACAACGAATATTTAGGAACATCATATTTTGAAAAGCCTGACGGATCGGACATGATTCACTGGTTTGAAATAATCCCTACTTATGTAGGTGATTTAGCCCCCTATTATACAAAAGAACAACTGGATGACATTTGTAAAAAATCGTTAACCATAAATGGCAATCCTAATTCCTACACACCTTTCAATGGGTATTTCAATAAGGCGTGGAATAGGTTCAAGGTTATGGTAATGAAAATAAAATTCTATAGCTGGAACGATACTGTTTATAAAGAAGAGATTGATGGTAGGGATAACCTTAGATTTGGGAAGTCTTCTTACAAGAATAAACAGTTTTTATCCGTAAATCCATCTGGCGAATTACAACAGGAAGAACCAGAAGATAATGGGTATAACGCCTCTATTAATGATACTAATGACAGAGGCGGTGAGCCTACTCCAAAATATATTGGTAGCTGCAAAAAAGTAGTGTATAAAGCATCGTGGATTATCAACACGGAGTATATGCACGATTGGGGGTTAAAGGAAAATCAAAATCGTAAACTATCTTCTTGGTGGGACACCGATTTGGATATTTACCTGTATGCTTGGAATTTTTATAAAATGCAATTCACGGGTATTACAGAAAGATTGATTCCGCTGGAAGATAGCGCGTGTATGACTTGGTTCAACCTACAAAATCTTTCAAATAAACTCATCCCGTATATTATCAATATTGACATGAACTCCGTAGAGGGCGCGTTTCCGTACGGGAAGGGCGGAACTAAAGGTAAGCCGTCAGATGTCATTGATTTTATATTCAGTAATTTCATTGCGCCATACAGAAGTACTGACTTACTAAGTCGTAACCCTAATTACAAACCAATTACAATTGAAGCAACCGGGCAGCTTGCTGCATTTGTTCAATTACACGATAAGTTGCAACGGGAGCTAGACTATATGAGATTGGTGTCTGGCTTAAATGAAGCGACTGATGCCAGCACAGTAAATGCTAAAAATTTAAATTCAACAAATGAGGCAATGGTAGAAAGCACTAATAATGCTATCTACCCAATAGTAAATGCCAAGAAAAATATTCTTCGTCGTCTTGCTGATGGAGTAGTTCAGAAAGTTCAGATAGCCGTTAAGTTAGGAAAGGTTCAAGGGTACGCAAAAGCACTTGGCACAAACGCAGTTCAGTTTTTCAATATCAACCCGGATATTTCCCTTCACGAATTAGGAATATTTCTTGAAGAAGCTCCAACGCAAGCACAAAGAGATGCGTTATGGCAGGATGTTTCTATAAAAGAAAGTCAAGGTCTGTTAACTGTAGGGGATAAGGCTTTTATTATGACTTGCCGAAATCTGAAAGAAGCCTATATGGTTTTGGACTACAAGATTAAAAGAAGGAAAGAAGAGGCACAGCAATTTGAACTTCAAAAAATTCAAGAAAACAATCAGGGGCAAATGCAAATGCAAGCCCAAGCCGAACAAATGAAGCAGCAAACAATGGCTATGCAGGGGCAAATAGATATGCAGGCTATAGTAACTGAAAAAATGTGGGATTTTGAAATTGAAAAAATGAAGAAAACCGCAGATGTTCAAGGCGAATCATTACAAGCGGATGCAAGAACAATTGGGCATCAAATTCAAGCTCACGCGAAAGTTGTTTCTTCTCAAATTGCAGCAGCAGCAAGCATCGGTAAGCAACACATTGCGGGGGAATCAGCAAAAGAAAAGCAAGAGATTGCTAACAAGAAAAAACCAGCGAAAGCTAGTTAGATAAAAAATTATATATTTACATCGTCTAAACCAATATTCAATGTCAGCGACACTATCTACTTTCTCACAAGTGCAGAATAATTTAGAGAGTTTTGAACAAAAACAAAACACCCCGGCAGTACCCGAAACGCCGGTTGTTCCAGAAACTCCCGTCGCTACTCCTGAAATTCCAGTTAGCCCATCGGTTCCAGAAACACCGGCACAACCTGAAACCCCGGAAGCTCCTGTAGTCGATGAAAGTTCGTCTGATTTTTCTATTTCATTAGATGATAATAATCCCGTTGTTCCAGAAACGCCAGCAAAACCTTCTGTCCCCGCTGTATATAATTGGAAAGAGGAATTAAAAAAAATTCCAAAGACAGAAGTTCTAAAGGAAATTGGCCTAAATGATTTTGCTATCGAATTGGACGAGCATATAGCAAAAGGTGGGAAACCAGTTGACTATCTTAACGCAAGAGCCGTTGATTATAATTCAATCAGCGACGAATCAATCATAAAAAGCAGCCTTCAGAAGCAATATCCAAATTTTACACCACAGCAAATTGATTTATTCTTTTCCAGAAAGTATGCGGTATCTCTTGAAGGTACAGATGAAGATAAAGAGTTTGCTGATCTGCAAATGAAAGCAGATGCACACTCAATCAGACAAAACGCAATTGCAGAACAATCAAAATATAAAGTTCCAGACGGAATTATTCCTCAAAAAGACGAGGCCTATGACGAATGGAAACAACAACAAGAGACGTTAGCCCAACGTTCTCAACAACTCACCGATTTTTATTTGAATAACCCGGCAACAAAAAACCTACATGAAAGTAAGAGAGTTACTATAAGTTTAGGAGAAGGAGTTAAGCCGTACAATTGGGTTATCGACAAGCCAGAAGTTATCACCAACGCATTTACCGATGGAGGCCAAACATGGCAAAAGCTAACGCGCACAGCAACGGGAGAGCCGGACGTAGCGAAGCAGCAGTTAATAGCATTATTTGCTATTAACCCCACAAAGTTCATGCAGGACATTTTTAACTATGGTAAAGGAATGGGCGTTCGCAAAGAGCTTGTAGAAGAAGGACAAAATGCTCAACGACCACAAGCTAAGATTATCAACGCTGATCCAAATGCAAAACCAACGTATCGTACGGGTACGTATGCAGGAGGCAGCTAATTTCTAACTCTCCTAACTCTTAAACAAAATGGCAGCAAGTACTGGTATTATAAATAAGTCGTACGTATCGGCACTCGATCCGGTTCTCGACACACGTGAAATAAACAAACTCATCACCGACGTTCAAAATGAAGATGAATTAAGTGATATTTTGAATTATGGCAATAAAAAAATGTCAACAAAACAGCCCGTTTATTACACTTTCTACGATGACCCGCTGATTAAATCAGTAACAGTAACATCAAATACAGGAACAGGTTCAACCCAAGTTACCCCTGCTTTAAGCGCGGCAACTTCCGGTTATACACGTAATGGTGATATGGTAATGTTTACCAACAACGTGGTTGGTATCGTTACAAACGTGGCAACATCTTCAGGTATTGATACTATTACAATTAAGGCGGTTGCTGGCGCAAACATTACGTTGGGCGCGACCGATACGCTTTCTTTGTTCTCTCGTGCGGTTGGTGAAAATTCATACACTGCAACCAATCTTCGTTATGGCTTAACACGTCAAACGAACAAGTATCAAATCTTTGACGGAACATCCCGCATCACTGATGTTCAGAACGCATCAACAATTGAAGTTGATTTTCAGGGTCAACCGAAATATATCTTCAAAGACCATTGGGAAAAAACTATCAAGATGAAATCAGACATCAATGCCGCCTTCTGGGGTGGTGATATGTCAGTGACTTCATATTCTGATGCAAACCCAATTCTTACCGATCCTGTTGTAGCGTCTGATGGCTTATCCGGTGGCGGCGCAGTTCAAACAACACGCGGAGTAAACAAATACATTGATTTGTATGGAACGGCTCTGGTGAACGGTACTTTGGGAACTTATCAAAAAGCAAACCTTGACGATCTGGTTGCAAATCTGGTTGCGGTTCGCGCTCCAAAAGACTATCTGGTAGTTGGTTCTACTCTGGCTAAAAAGACTACTGATGATTACTACAAATCTCTTGGTTCTTCAGGTGTAAACTCAGTAAGAATCATTATCGATGGGCGCGAATTGGATATGACCGTAGATAAAGTTAGTGTTGGTAAATTCCAACTTAACTATACAGTGATGCCAATTTTGGATCATCCTATTACGTTCGGTTTCTCAACAATTCCAAAGAACCTGTTCTATTTGCCACTCAACAACAAAGTAAAAGTTGAAGGTGGCGGTAGTGATGACCAAATCCGCGTTCGTTACGTTCCTAAGCAAACTGTTTACGGTAACGATATGACGAATGAGATTCACTACGGCGCATTGAATCCTGTTAATCCAAACGGCCCCGGTATGTTTACTGGAACTGATTGGAAAACAGCGCAAGGACTTGAAGTGTTAGCACCGCAATTCCTTATCAAGCAAAGAGTGCTTTAATATGTTATCTAGGGGAGGACTTACACTCCCCTCTTTTTAATATTAATTATTTTTTATGAAGTCTACAAAAACATTCAACAACATTTCCCCTGAATTAAAAGCGCAAATACCTAAATTAAAACCGGGCGAAATTGTAACATTTCAAATGTTGCACGGCACTCCAAATCCAGAACCAGACGAAAAGGAAAGGAGTAAGTCCCCCATTTTATATGGTAAACGACAAGTGCTTACAATGTTCAGGATTTACGACGAGCATATAAAAGATGAATCCGGGAAAAAAGTTGGTGGATATGTAGATATGGGTTGTGTTGATGGATGGGTAGGCGATACTCCAAGTCGTTTCAGATGTTTCGTTCCGGGGCAGGGGCAATCCAGCCAGTTTCAAGGAAAATTTTCCTTGTCAGCCGGTAACGTTCAGGATGAAGAATTGTATGAAATACTTTGGTTATCTCCTGAGAGAGAGGGATCACCTTGTTCTGATATTTCCGTTGAAAAATTATTCAAAATAATTGACCTTAAAGGGGATAGCAAACAAACCTTTAGTAAGGTTGCACTTCTAAGAAAATCACTGAAGTATGCTGATGAAATAACAGTTGAAAAGGCTCGTCAGGTAATGGCAGCACTGAATCAGCCCAATTATCAGGATGAAGAAGTGCTAAAGGCAAAAGTTGCTGAAATAGCCAGAGACAACTATGAGCAATTTATCAAGACTTATGAAAGTGAAGAAACAGTTCTTATTGCTCAATTAAAAGAGGCTGTTGATGGCGGTGTACTGAAACATTCAATGAAAGACGGTGCATTGACTTTAGGGGATGTAAAAGTCGCTACATTGAAAATAGATAGCCCAGAATTATTAATTCCAGCTATTGTGCAGTGGATAAATAGTGCTGAAAATGGTAAGGATGTTCTGTCTAATATTCAAAAACAATTAGCGACTAAAAAAGAATTAAAAGTTAGCTAACAATTTAAATTTACTATAGTGGCCTATACCGTAAATTTCACTTACTCGCAAGCGTATGGAAATATTACGCTGGCTACACTTATTGACACAAGCACAGGAACCGATCCGGGAATAACGGGTCGGCTTGTGTATTTGCGCAAAGCAGACGGAACCTATCTGGTTCCTATGAATACTACTACAAGTTATATTTTTTGGCCGGTTGTTTCAGGAACTGGGGACACTATTAATATTAATATCTTAGATCAAGATTACGCTCTGGACGTTACGGTTATTTGGTATACGGGATCAACAGAATATAATAGAGTAACTACACTTTGCTTATTCAGGGCGTATGCTGAAAGATTCTTAAGACAACTCACATTTGCACAGGCTGGCAGACCTAAATTATTGGATAACGACAATTACTGGACTGCGAAATGTAAACTAAGAACTTTGGTCGATGACGCAGTTCAAGGGGTTGCTCTCATTAATGACCAGACAATTGCCCAATACGCATTGGAAGCTGCTAAAGAAATGATCGATAACCCATCATTATTTTATTAATGGCGTACTCAATTCCAAATATAATTTTATGGGCTAAGATTACGCAAGGGTTGGCGTCTCTCAATGAACCTAAAAAAAAGGCACTCATTGGAGGAAGTGTAGACGTTAACTTGGATAATATCTTACGCATTGAACGAACAAGTCTTGAATGGCAGTACGCGCAAGACCCAACAGATGCAGACGGATATTTATTTCCAATGGGGAACTATGTTCTTGCACTCATTGGCGCGTACCTTTCGGATGCACAACAGGCAGCAGGCGGTGGTGGCGGAAGCGTTACGCCAATTACTCCGGGTGTCACATTGCCAATACCTTATGATTTTGAAATTACGCCTTCTAGTTTCCCTATTGCAGACGGAGGAAATAATATTTTCTTAGATGGAACTAATGGGACACAAAATTTCATAGGTTATAATGTGATTTTTGTTAGAAATGGAATAACGCAATCAACAATAGGATTGTCTGTTGGAAGTTCTTACTTTGGGTGGAGTAGATTGGACGGCAAGTTTACGTGTATTCCAAATGCGTCGCTCGGGGAAATATTTACTATTATTCCCGTAGGGTAACTCGTTAAAAAAAATGGATATTATACAAACGGTCGTAGGCGAAATAGGAGGCCCAATACCCGGACAGATGACTTATATAAATGATAAATTAAAAGGAGCAGTTGTCCAGTTTTTAATAGTAGATAATGTTCCAGAAAATTGTTTAGACCCAGACCCGGATTTTTTTAATAATCCCATAAAGGGAGAGATAAGAAGAAAAAATCAATGGGACTTAGGAAACAAATTGATCGTTGTCTATTCACCAAATTGCAGTTGCTAAAAAATATCATGAAACGAATACTGTTTATATTTTCTTTTTTGATTTGTGCGGTTACGTGCTTCTCTCAAACTATTCAAACACTTGGTGCGCCCGGAACAAATGTAGTAAGCAGGGGGATGTTGACGGCGGACACTGCATTAGGATTGAGAACAAACTATATTGATACTATAAATGCCAATAGAGGAAGCTATTTAAAAAATAATCCCGGCGCAATAATAAGAACTGGTAACGCTGTTTGGATAAGAGATTCACTAGCAAAATCGTGGGTGCAGATGGGATCAGGTGGAACGATTGGAAATACAATTTATTCAGGAGATGGGAACATCGTAAGCGATAGAACATTAAGCGGATCAAATCTCTTTTCCCTAAATTTAGATAGTCTTTCAGAATTTAATGTTACTGCTCATAACTTTGCAGGAACTCGTTCAGGGTACATTCAAATAGCCCCCAACCTTTCAGGATTCAGCACCCAAGATGAATTTGGCTACGAGAACAACATCTTTGGAGATGGAAGAAACGGAATCATAATTCAATCCGATAGTTCCAATGCTCACGGAATGGCTCTCACATTAGATGCCGATAGTTTTAAAATAGTTTATCAAAACCGTGACCCAAATATCTTATCCTCTCTCGGAGATTACAAACTTTTAGCCATTAGCCCTACAGGGGGATTGGTCAATTATACGGGAAGTGCAGGTGCGCCATTCATTGATTCATTACAGTTGGATTCTCTAATGAAGCGATTTGATTTAGCTGGGTGGGGAGATTCTTTTACAAGGGGTTTTGTCGATTTATTGGGTGGATATCCTGAATGGTTGGCAAATCAGGCCGGTAGGCAAATGACAAATAATGGGATCGGTGGAGCAACAAGTCAAGTCATTAGAACTGCATTTTTAGCAGATAGATCACAATGGTTAAGGGGTACAATTATCTGGTCGGGCTACAATAATCGCGATCAAGTTGCGGTTGTTACGGCTGATACCAAACAAATGGTGGATTCATTAATTGCTGCCGGTAATACCCGTTACCTTATTCTTACAATCCCTAATGGCCCCGGTGATTCTCTTGTTGGTTCAACTTCTTACAACTATTACGATTCGATTATAAAAATACAGAACAATCTTACTGCACTATATCCGGGACACGTTGGAGATGTAAGAGCTTTTTTAGTTTCAAAATATAATCCCGCGTTACCAGCCGACGTTACAGCACACAATCAGCACCAAATTCCTCCTTCGTTAAGGAATGTTGATCTTGTTCATTTAACCACACAAGGATATTATTATGTTGCAAGATTTATAGATAGTTTATACGGGAATATTGTTTATAATAGACAATATAGCAATTACGTCATAGATGCCAATAGAATCATAAACCTAACACAAGGGCTTTTGCCAAATATAGGGATTCAGGATTCAGGGTCTTTCTATATAGGAAATCTTCCTTTCGCTTATCGCCCCAATAGATATACTTCTCCAAACACAATGATATTTGGTGATGGTGGTCGATTACTTACAACAGGACAAGATGAAACAGTATTGGGATATGGTGCAGGATTGGCATTAACAAGTGGGAACGCTAACCATTTATTTGGGTATAACGTAGGAAAACTTCTTACTACTGGGTATTCAAATACTGCAATGGGAAGTAGTTCAATGACCAATAGTGCAACTGCGTTTGAGAATACGGCATTTGGTTTTCAGACGATGCTAGGTACAGGTGCATTCGCACGAAATGTTGCAGTTGGAGTATCAGCATTAAGAACAAACACAGATGGCACAGATAACACAGCAATTGGCGCGTCTGCTCTCGGTGCGAATGATGGAGGCAGTAACAATGCAGTGGTAGGACGGGCAGCAGCATCGGCAGGAACGCCCGTAAATAGAACTTCTATTATTGGTACTGAAGGTTGTTATCCTTGTGCAGTCGCAGATAATAGTGGAATAGGCTATCAGGTGTTACGTAATAACGTAGGCGGCACACGCAATTCAATAATGGGAGAGCAAGGATTTTTCAGCAATGAATCTGGCAACGATAATTCATCTGTGGGCTATAGAGCAGGGTTTGGTACAAATGGATTCAATACTTCATCATATAGGAATACTGCAATTGGAACATGGGCTATTACTCAAATAAGAAGTCAGGCAAATGATAACATAGCATTGGGTTACAAAGCCATCATGGATTCTATTACAGGGTCAAACAACATTGCAATCTGTGATAGTTGTGATTTGCAATCCCGCACCGGAAGTGATCAAGGAACAATTGGTAATGTTATATTTATCAATGGAGGTATGGGGCATGGAACAACGGTAGGAATAGGTAGAGTAAGTATAGGAACCGCAACAGCAAATGCTTCGGCCTTATTAGATATTTCAAGTACAACAAAAGGTATATTATGGTCTCGAATGACTAATGTTCAAATGAATGCAATAAGTAGTCCAGCTACTGGTTTGCACGTATATAATACCGATTCTTTACAGGATTATCAATATAATGGAAGTGCATGGGTTAAGGTAGGTAGTACTGTAGCAGCAGGAAGCGTATCAAGTGTTTCAGGAACGGCTAATAGAATTACTTCAAGCGGAGGCACTACTCCGGTTATTGATATTGCAGCAACATACGTTGGACAAACTTCTTTAACAACACTTGGAACCGTTACGATCGGAACATTAAGTACGGGCGCGGTAATCGGTGGTGTAACAATGACACTTGGTAGCGATGCAGCCAATGATATTTATTATCGAAACGGATCAGGGGTTTTAACAAGATTGGCTAATGGAACTACTGGACAGTTTTTAGCAGCTACCACAGGTTCTGCGCCATCTTGGTCAACACCTTCTGCTGGCGGTAGCCCCGGAGGAAGTGATACATATGTTCAATTCAATAGGAATGGTGTATTTGCCGGTGTTGATTCATTAACGTGGACAGCAAACGGGCTAGATACTAAATACAGGTATCGTATAAATGGCGTTCAGGTTGCATGGCTTCCTAATCAAACTAGTTTTCCAAGTGTAATGTATATAGGCAATGGTACAGGTTCTGCATTAGCTGCCGGTGCTACCCTTAATACAGCAGTAGGGTTAGGTGGAGCTTTGGGTGCTAATACAACAGGTGCAAGCGTTACAGCAATAGGATCAAGAGCTTTTCAAGCTAATACAACAGGAAGTAATAATACAGGTGTTGGAGATGCTCCCGGTTTTAGCAATACAACTGGTGCTGGTAATACCTACTTAGGTAAATCGGCAGGACAAAGTAATCAAACAGCTTCAAATATAGTTGCTGTTGGCGCATCTGCATTTTTAAATAATACTGCTGCGCAAGGGATAGCAATTGGTGCAACAGCGGGTAATGGAAATACATCCGGCCCGGATAACGTATTAATTGGATTTCAGGCAGCATTTCAAAATTCAACAGGAGGGGGCAATACAATAGTTGGAACACAGGCAGCGGTTGGTGTTTCTTCTAATAACTTTTCAAACAATACTTACATTGGGTATAAAGTAGCAAACGCAAATACAACAGGTAGCGGAAATATTGCCATAGGGGATAGTGCAGCCCGTACATTGACAACCGCGATACGATCTATTACTATCGGAACCAACTTAACAGAAAATGGCAACTTCTCTTTGAATATAGGAGGGGCTATTTTTGGAACTGGGATGACCGCAACGGGAACAAGCGCAGCTGGTAATATAGGTATTGGAATAACAACACCACGTGAAGTATTAGACGTTAACGGCATCTTAAGTATAAGAACAGTTAATGCAGGTGTTTCAGTTGATAGTGTATTGATATATGAAGATGGCCGCGTAAAATCTATTGCAGGAAATTTGCTTGGTGCTACCGCTTCAACTGGATTAACTAATACAACAGGTACATGGACTGCTGATCTTTCTACAGGCGTTTCCGGTGGTCAAACATTAAGGGGCGGTACTGCTGCAAATAATCAATTAATTGTAAGAGGTAGTATTGCCGCTTCAGGAAGCACAGTAACAAATCCAGACGTTACATTTGTAGTTGGAGATGGTGCAGGAACGACAACTTTCCAACTTAGGAAAGACGCTTCTATTTTACATTATGGGTCAATGTGGACTCCGATTAGGACTGTCACTACAACAACTACAAGTACGGTGACGGATTATACTATATTAGTAGATGCAAGTGGTGGCGCGGTTACTATTAATCTTATTGCAGCAGCATCTTTCTTCAATACAAGTACGGGGGGCGTATTAATAATTAAGAAAATAGATGCCTCTGCAAATACTGTAACTATCGATGCAAATGGGTCTGAAACAATTGATGGGGCAACAACGCAAACGCTATTGACACAGTGGAGTAGTTATACAATTCAAGATAATGGTACTGCTTGGTTCGTCCTTTAAAATATAAAACAATGAAAACATCGCATTGGGTTGTACTTATTATTGGAGTTGCAATTTTATCAACTATTGCTGGTAAATCTATTCCATCTCATTTACCTATTCGCGTTTTCAGGCATACAGGGGAAGTTGATTTAGGAGGCACAAGAATTTATGCAGATACTATAACGCCCACCACTGGCAACGGATTCTCTATTGATATTTCACCGGCAGGATTTTCATCTATCCCGCGCGTTCAGATAACCCCAATGAGAAACACAAATGTCGTTACAAGTGTCCCCAATATTGCTATCAAATCAGTTTCCACTACGACCATTGTGGTAAATATCACAGAGGGGAATTCGGCGACTGTTAACATCTTGGGGAATATAGTAACACTGGGATCGCCAACAATTTTCACCCCAACGCCCGGAACTATTTTACTAAATGTTCAAGCAGTCGGAAATTAATATATCTTTGAAAAAACTAATTTATGGCTATTCTCTTCGCTCCAAAAAAACTATCAGACTTCAGATTAACAGGACATCAATATTGTTGCCCTGATTCTATTACCGATGGAACGTTGCCAGATGGTACACCTTGTGTGAAATATTTGCTGCGTCCTACAGATGCAAGGGTAAGTAGTTCTATAAGGGCTGAAGCGGAATATCCGGCCGGGGTGGATGTGGGCGAAGAAGATGAAAGATGGTACGGGTTGACCTTCTTCTTTGAGCAATATGACAAAGACCCAACACCGGAAAGTATTTTTCAATTCCATGACAACGACGGCTCAACCCCTCCCGGCTCAATCCAAGTGAATAACGGAAGGCTTTTGTACATGAGAGCCACTAAGAAAGAAGGCAACACCCCCTATGATATTGGAGCATTAGAATTGAATAAAAACGTGAACATTGTCATTCATGTTAAATGGAGTATATCGGCAATTGGCATTGTAGAAGTATGGAAAGACGGAGTTAAAGTTGTATCTAAACAAAACGTTGTAACTAATTGTAGCAAAGGCAATTACGGTAAATGTGGAATTAATAAATGGAGTTGGGATAAAGATACTCTGTGGTCAACAATTAAAACACCGCGCAGATATTCTATTGGTAATCTTAAAATCGGTGATGCAAAAAGTTCTTACAACGAAGTTGCTCCCGGTGCTGTTGTAGTAGTTCCACCAGTTGTATTGCCAAATCAAGCACCTATTGCAAATGCAGGGGCAGATCAAACAATAAAACTCCCCTTGAATGATATTGTATTGGATGGAAGCGGTTCAACAGATAAAGACGGCAAGATTGTTTCCTATAGGTGGTCTGCGCAAAATGGCGTGACACTAGGAACGTCTGCATCTCTTCAATTGAATGATCTCACAGAGGGGAATTATAAATACATCCTAACAGTTACAGATGACAAAGGCGCAACAGGAACCGACGATGTTTCAGTAACAGTATTAGCAGCCGATCCATTACCAGCACCAAAGATTATCTCTACCATTACCACAGTTGAAATTGATTTCGATAATGGCGCAAAAGAGTTTTGGAAGAACGGAGTTAAACAATAACGAACTAATAAAATATATCCAATGCAAGAAGACTTTATACTCATCCTATGCGGTATTGCGGGAGTGTTGTTTCAATGCTTATTGAAATTAAACGGACTGCTGAATGATGCCAGAACCGCAAACATAAACTTCAGTTGGAAGAAAGACTACGTAAAAAGAGATTTTGTCTCTATCATGATTTCGTTCCTTTCTGTTGCTATCTGGTATTTAATCTTTCGTGAAGTATCTGCAAAGTCTGAAGCAGTCGCCAATCTTAAAAGAGTTTCATTCGTAACAATGGGAGGCATTGGCTCATTTGTTATTCAGTACTTCATGGGAGGTGCAAAGAATTGGGTACGACAAATTATTGACCATAAAACAGATTTGGCAGATGGCAAGAATCCTAAAACACCCTTGCCGCCTGACTTTAAACCATAAAAATTAATACAATGGCAGACGTTACAAAGTTTACCAATAAGGAATTATCCGATGAAATGGTAAGCAATAATTTGGGATTAAAAGGAGATGCAAAAACAGAGCTTGATGCTAGAATGGTAGCAGCGGGAGTGGACAATAAGAAGGGATTCGATCACCCGACCCAACCACCACCAAATCCATGATCAAAGTAGGTATTAGTCTGTTTTTATTGGGAATGTTTTGCGCCTAGCTCATGGCAGTTGATCATAATTCTACGTGGGCATGGGCTTACTATATTTGGGATAAATCGGCTGGCGGTGGGTGTTTGACGTGGTATTGCATATATAAATTATACTACAGAAAAAATGTTGTTTTACCTGTAGTTGCCTTTAGTTTTATTCGTTTTATTTGGGAAATAATTTCTGCATGTACGGGAATAACCGTAAATAATGAGATTGCAATTGCGGTATTATTTTTGGCCTTAGTCGTTGTAACGGGATATTTAACTCTTAACGAAAAGAGCCGCCCCAATATATGGCTATCAAAACAATTGAAGATATAAACGAACGTATGCGTCAAGCGTTAATAAATGTACTTTTGTTGGATGAAACCAAACGGCGGCTAACAATGGCAGAAATTACGGCAAAGGCTATATTCTTTTTCGGATTGTATTTACCCATGTACGTGTACACTATGGTCATTACTTTTGCCGACGTTAGATTTTGGATTCTTACCGCTTTCTCTATAATTGTTGGCTCATTCAGGTTTGTTAGATGGCTTCGCAGGGATGACAGAAAGAATGAAGCCTTACTAATAGATAATGAAATGAAACGATTATCACAACGTGAAAAGGAAATAGAGTTAATGGAAAGAGAAGTTTCAATCATGGAGAGGCGCGCACGAATTGTATGAATAGATCATTAATTATACTTTTAGCCTTCCTTACTTCCTGTCATGTAAGTAAGAACATCCAAACAGAAAAGGTAAACGTTGACAGCATTGTAAACACAGTAAGTAAGAAGTGGCAAAAGTCAATAGACAGTCTGAATGTAGAATATAACAGGCATTTGTCAGAGCTTACAAATATCGGTGCAACATTTACGCCTTGTCCCCCTGCTGTGGTTCCTGATTCAGTAGTAAAGATGTTAGATAGTGCTGCACAATGGAGAATAATGCTATGGCAAAGAGATAATAAGATTCAGGCATTGAACACGAAACTAAAAGTAAATGCAGACGGATCATTTGAAACAACACAACAAGTCACATCATTACAGATAGCAAAGAGCAGAACCGAAGACGAGAACATTGCCCTTCGTCATTCAAACACTGTATTGGCCGCTCAATTAGATAGCGCACAAACTGAATTAAAGAAAGAGCAGGAAAGCAAGTCTAAAGTAGTTGAGAAGAAAGTAATTCCTATCTGGGTATATGTGGTAATGGTGGTATTAGCTATTGGTGGATATGGAGTATCTTGGTGGCGGCATCATGGGAACGCATAACAACAAAAGCCATCCGAAGATGGCCGTTGCTGCTTTTTTTAACATACCCATGAAAATGATCCCACTATGGAGTTCAAACACTAAAATACAAAAATATGAGTATCGGTAAAAAAAGATTTATTGAAATGGCGGTCGCGGCCTTCATTTCCTTTATCATGTTCGCCACTAGTCCTGACAGTGCATGGGCAGACGAACATCATTGTCATTGGCTCTACATGGTGATTGGTATAGTAACTGGCTTATTCGCTATTTACAAATTATACCAGATAATGAAAGACGATTCAACCCCTCCAAGCCGTTGATCTGGTTAGCCGCAATATTATTCGCGCTTGCTCTTAGCTTTAATGTCTTTTATGATTTAAATATATGGCTGAAAGAGAAACGCAGGAACCATAACAAGGGATGGTTATTGAAAGCAGGGACAAGTTTACCGGCTGTATTTCTATTTGCAAGTTGTTCTAATTTTAAATGGTTGGTTGCGCTCATTGTATCGGGTGTCATGTGTATGTTCCTGTTCTGGTTATTATTCAATGTGTGGTATAATATTATGCGCGGATTTCCTCCTTTCTATCAGGGAACAAATGATAAAGACGATGCAAAGACAGACGATTTTCTACAATCATTTCCCACATGGTTAGACGCAACTATTCAAATTGCATTAGCCGTTGGTGCAGTTTATTTATACATTATAGGACTATCAACTTAATAAAATGAAAGACTCAATCAGTATTATCCGGGTGAATAGCCTTCATCCAAAAATCAGGCAAGAGGTTCATGATCTCATTGAAAAGGTAGAAGCAAAGATGCCGGGATGTGCAGTTAGAATAGTACAGGGATATAGAACATTCGCTGAACAAGACGCACTCTATGCACAAGGAAGAACAACAAAAGGGAATGTAGTGACAAATAGTAAAGCGGGACAGAGCTACCATAATTTTGGTCTGGCCATAGATTTCGCGCTGCTTTATGATAAAGACAATAATGGCACATACGAAACAATGTCGTGGGACTTGTTGAAAGATTTCGATAAAGACGGGGAAGCCGATTGGATGGAAGTAGTAGATACGTTTGAGGATGCTCATTATGATTGGGGCGGTCATTGGTCGTCATTTAAAGACAATCCGCATCTGGAAAAACGTTTTGGTCTTCACTGGAAACAATTACTTGCAAAGTATAACGCAAAAGATTTCATTCCCGGAACTAATTATATAAACATTGGTATGTAAAATAATTACTGGAAAACCAGTTGTATAACCTAAGAAAGAGACTTTAAACTAGCCGATATTGGCGAATTATTACTATGGTTCTATGTCCTTAGTTCCTGAAATTCTTCTCCGATACTAAAAGGCGAAGCCGGCGCAAATAAATGCCCGGCTTTCTTTATGTGCCTACCATTAACCTATAGAACCAAATTAAAAATGCGTTGGGTCAACATCCCTTCCTTTCTGTTGTGCAGGATGCAGTACTCTTATTTTATCAGCAATAGGGAAGTATTGATAGAATTCATGTTTCTCAAACTCTACTCCGTTTAAAACATATACTAGTTTTCCTTGTGGAGTAATTCTTGTTAAGGTGTATTTTCTCTTATCCATGTTACGGATATATTCAGAGGGGCGTTGTGTTGTCATGGTTCAATAGGTTTACATTCTCCAATTTCATCACTTCCTATCTTAACGTTAGTGAATAATCCCTTAATAGTTCCTACTTCAATAAGGTCTTTTCCTGCATCAAATAAATCATTACTTGACTGGCATACGTGGACTAATTGCCCAATATACTTTGCCTGTTCTAAGGGATCGAGGGCTAAAAATTTTTCACAATTCATACAATCATTTTAAGGTTAAAAAACACCTCCCTACACTTTGACAAGTCCGGGAGGTTCAATCACACTCACTTGAGAAAAGCTATATGTTAATGTCTTTTAAGTCGTCAGGATTAGCAGCGGGGACAGAATCACTTACTTTACATTCGCAGTAATGTAATTTGACTGCATACTTGAGGCTAACGAACTTTTCTAAATTGGTTCGGCTTTCGTCTCTGGAAATTTGATCAGTTTTTTCCATTAGCTTCTTCAATGATTTGCCGAAATCAATACGGTTGTCTGTTATATTCATGGTTTAAGATTTGAAGTTTGATTTAAATTTCCAGCCTGAAATGTACCAATAATAAGAGCAGGGTATAAGCTATCAGGTTCCATCATTTTTATAACTGGCTTATCAATTATTGATTGGTTAAGAATATGATTTTGTGAATCTTTCACCTGCATTAAATAGGTAGTATCTAAAACCATTCCTTCCTCTGGGTAATCAATTTTATAGCCATGCAGGAACTCTACTGATTCAGGGGTAAGTAGCTCTTTTGGTTGTTCAGCTTTTGCGTTTACATACCCTAATTTATAGCTGAAGTAAATAAGAAACCCAAAAGCAACAAGCGCAAATATTACGAAGCTGGTAATTAGTATTTTAAGTTTCATGGTATTAAGGTTTAGTTGTTGCCTTTGTTAAGGTATCAGTTATTAGTTTCAGAATATGGTGCGCCCCGGTATCTTCCAAAGGTGGTTTACCATATATCCTGATATATTCTTTTGCTGTTTCAAGGGCTTTAACCAGATCATCAATAATAGGCTGTTGATATGCTGCTCCATCTAAGAACGTCCTGTAATAATGGCCGTACATTCTTCTTACTTCAATATCTTCATGGTTAGAAACGTAATGATCAGCCGCTTGTTCCAATGCAGTATCTTTTTTACCGCCTTTGCTTTTCATCCCTTCTTTACCTACTGAAGCAGCGGGAGCCGGAAGTGGGTTAGGGCGTTCATAAAAAACCCACATTTGCGCCTTTTCAATATCTCTTGCGAGAGCGTAGGCATTACTTCCATAGTAATTAAGGAAATGCGCATGCTTCTGGTCGTTATCAAGAGATTCCCACCATGCTAAGGCTTTATCTCTATCTGTTATCTGTGTATTGCTCATGACGTTTGTATTGATTAGTTTAAGAGTTTATTTGTATTATTAATAAGAGAGAGTGTGATTAGACGGTTAATAGATTATTTTGTTTTAGAATTTTAATAGAGGCAGAATTAAGTTGATATATAGCGTTTTCAAATTCTTCTTTTGGAATTCTTTTCTCTCCATAGGCTATACAAACTTTGCCTACTCTGTCCTCAATATCCAAAAGTTCAGATTTCATCTTCTTATGCTTATTTATTTTTGATTTTTTCATATAGTATAATTATTGAGTGTGTATAGTTTACTTAGTTATTAAAATTGTTTTTATCTATGTGGGGGTGCTTATTGGGGGAGGGGTTAGGACTATCCGTAATATAGTTTAGCGGCCTCGTATAATTCGGTATCATCTATATAGTCGATGAGCGTAACTTCTCCGTCAACATCAAAATGTATTTGAGAGCCTTGGTTCTGCTTGAAGTCAGGACAAGTTTCAGCCTGTTTAAAAAAGTCATCATCATTCTCTGGGTTTTGTTCACTTTGCCTCCATGAATAACTTTCTTCAGTTGTTTCAAAATGCTTCTTCAAGCAAGATATATCTGTCCCTTCTACCGTGTAGTTTGAATACCCTGTATCTTGCCGGGCGAAAAATTTACAATTATAGCAGCGGTTCATAACAAAATGTTTTTATTGTACTATTATTTTTATTTTCCTCCCCCTTAATTTAAAGTGCTATAGACTTTATTTCTTTTATCTTTTCAATGCAGTCTGGGCATGTTATTTTACCTTGTTTGCTTATATATTCGCAACGACTTTCACCAATTCCAAAATATTGACCAGTACAAAAAGAAGCATTGCCGCCGCAAATAACGTGAACATAGCACCACTTAGCATAAAGTATTTTACTTCCATCCTCATCTCTTATTATTTTTACTACGTATGGTTTCTTTTTTTTGACTTTTGGCCGTCTCATGTTAACATATTTTATATAAATGAGAAGGGAAACGTTTTACACAAGTTGACTGATCTTTCAGGTACACCAAAAAGTAAGTTCCAGAAGACCTGTTTTTTAAAAAGAAAGGTTGAAGGCTTTTTGATTTCATAAAAAATAAGTTGTTTAAGTATGATTGATTAAAGAGGTGATAGTAATTGGCCTACTCTGCCAAAAGCCCGTGTCATTGCTAACTACGGGATGAGGGAGGTTAATAATCTTTTTTCCCCGCGTTCTCTTCGGATATAATGGTAAGCTTATCGCCAAAAAGAGAACCCAATACACTTCTTTTCGATGTGTGATTTTCGCAAACGCCTGAAGCTGCTACCTTGCTTCTCCCGTTAGACTCTCTTTCCGGGTCACCAAAATAACATTGGCCACCTTCTTGCCACCAACAGGATCGACAAGTAATACCTTTGTTTTTTAGCGAATCAATAATTTGCTGTGTTGTCGGTGTAGTATCTGCCATAACAAATAGTATTATTAGTGTTTAAAAGGTGATTAAGCTGTTTGGGATGGGTATGAAACAGGATAACTAATGTATTCGGCTGATTCAGGTATCATATTGCACTTAACCGGCCTAAACGGAGTGTTTAACCCAACATTTTCAGCTTCATAGATATTCCCATCGGAAAGAGAAATGTAATACTCTCTGAACATTGTGAATGCTATCCAAACAAGATTATTTTTCATCGTAATAATTTTTAAAAGGTGATTAAGTAAAACTCTGCCCGTTTCCGGGGAGAGGGGGTTAAGGATTCGGGAATTCGTCGTATGAAACCTTCATTTGATTTCTAATTGCATCGGCTTTTTCTTTAGTGAGGCTTTCAACTACAGTAATGAAGTCAGGCCCTACTACATACCTCTGCTCTACCACACTGTAAATATCTTTGCCAGTTACACTTTTAACCGCTGGCAATGCTATTACCTTATACTGTTTCATAATTTATAGTTTTATTAGTTTTAAGTATTTAATTCTCTCACCCACAATGCCCCGTTAGCTTGTGACTACGAGGCTGGATTTTTTTTAATCTAAGCAATTTTTCGGCTTCATGCTTCCAACGTCGTACATACCTGATTTAGCCAATAAGCTAACTTCCTTATCAACCATAGCATTGAATTTCTTATCTTTCCCGGTCAATGCTTTAAGATTAGCTAATTGTTGCAATAGTTCTTTTTCAGTTTTATTCTCGGCTTGGGAAATGAAATTATGCATATCACTACCATACCATTTTGAGTTAGGGTTAAGCGAACTTTTATATAGTTCAATAACTTGGTCTAATGTTGTCATAATTGATAAGTTTTTAAAAGTGATTGATAAGAGATACTTCGTTCGTTTGATAAGTCAAAGATAATAACTATTAACACTACTTCCAAATTTATTTCAATGTTTATTTGTTAAATGTTTTTAACACTATGAATCAGGGATAACGAAGTTCATGCCTTTATAACACCTGATCTTATAGCCGGGATTGCTGCCTTTACCCGGATTACCTGCACCAGTGGTATAGCCGTCCGTGAATCTCTTGTACTTCATATACACTGTTCCAACCTTAATTGGTACGCTGGCTGCATATGCAGACACAGGAATAGCTTTAGTCGGTAATTTGTCAATTTTGGGGTATAGTGTTCCGTTCTTTCGCATTAATCTAAACAATTTTCGGGTTTCATATTACGTACGTCATACATGCCAGCTTTTAACATTAATTTTTCTTCTTTTTCAACCATAGTATTAAATCTCTTATCATTTCCGGTTAAGGCTTTAAGGTTGGCCAATTGTTGCAATAACTCTCCCTCTGTCTTATGCTCTACATTTGAGATGAAATTATGCAGGTCGCTACCATACCACTTAGAATCTATATTTAAGGTGCTTTTGTAGAGTTCAATTACCTGATCTAATGTTGACATAGACTATGAGTTTAATGATTGAATAACTAATAACACAACAAAGTTAAGACGTCTTAACACTAAAAACAAGAGTAAAACTACTTAATTATTTAATAGTTATTAACATTGCAAAATTCCCCATCCCCTACATCCCATTGATCATTTCAACAACAGATCCCCCCCTCCTTCCCCATCCCCATACCAATGAATCACCTAAACATCAATACCCAATAGACCATCCTAAACAGCTTCATCCCAGCACCACATTACACTATGCGTGATCAATCCAGCTGCCATTTCCCCCCTGAACCGCATTGCGAATCGTACATAACTAATT